TCCATGATCGCGCTCGTAAAATCCAGCACTCCCCAATTCACCGCAACGATCCTTGACCCAGGTGTAAGTGGAGGAAGTTACACAGGACAATTCTATGCTGGAGATATAACTTATGAGGACGTTAAAATCGACGCTTATCAAGTAGTCACTTTCCAGCAGATAAAATGTGATCTGATTGAGATATAAAATAGGAGGTGGTGAGAGAAGGTGAATAGGTGCTAAACGTATCTCAAAACTTCAACAACTCTATTTCTGCTTTCCCACGCACAATGTCGGCGCTCGTTGAATTCGACATGGTGGATGTGGCAGCACAAAATAACTGCACACCAACAGCCACATCAATAGCGGGCGTAGGAGGCGTTGCAGAAGTCACAGATGGCCTATCTCAAATCCGTAAATATATGAGTGAAGAGAACAACTACCTCCTTTTGGACGGTAGTTTTTTTACGCCCCCAAAGCCGACAGATGTTGATACATCGGATTCGGTCGGATGGTGGAGCGCGGTCCTCTCGGATGCAAACGGTAACTTCGCCACACCTCCAGTGCTTACCTTGACGCAATCAGCGCCGTTTACAAGCCTTGGGCTAACCTTCGTGTTTTCCCCACTCACTGGGGATTATTGCAATTCAATTCAGATTGTGACTACCGATAGTAGCTCTAATCAAGTCACCTATAACGTCAATCCAACATCGGCGAACTACTTCTTCTCGCAACAACTTAATAACATCGTTCAAGTAGTTATTACTTTTAACAGCACGAACGCTCCCTTGCGCCGTGTACATTTATCCGAGGTATTATTCGGAGAACAATTTCTCTGGACAGGCAACAACCTCTTTGATCTTGATGTGTTAGAAGAACTTGACCCATTAGGCAACAGCGCTCCGCCTAAAGAGGCTCATGCGAGCATTGCCAACAACTTAAATAATTTCAATCTCTATCTTGGTAATTTGCAGAAGAAACAGCCTCTTAAACCATCGCTTAACCTCATATACGCCAATGGAGCAACAGAGACAGTGCCATTGGGTACTTTCTATCTATATAACTGGTTAAACGATGCCAACTATCTATCATCGACCCTCTACGCAAGGGACCTGCTCGACATTGCCGATGGAACAACCTATTATGCCTTTGGATACACAGGCAGCCCCATAACGCTTTATGCATTAGCCGTGGCAGTAATTACGGATTTTCAGTCTCAGGCGGGCATGAAAATAGCCTATCAGATCGACACGGCACTACAAGGTATCAGTACGAGCGGAGTGCTATCGGCTATGTCTCACCATGACGCCTTAATGTATATTGCTCAGGCGGGCATGGCGGTTGTTTATGTGGATAGGTACAATGTCCTGCATATTAGACAATCGGCAAGTCAGATGCCATTAAATACGATGCCTTACACAGAAGAACTAACGTTGTCTATGCAAGAAACCTATCCCAAGATTGCAATTCAGGACCCTTACAATTACTTTACGCTGAATATCTACTCGAACACTGTGGATAGTGCAGTAAGTAATGTTTATACGGGCAACGTGACAGTTAACAGCACTATCACAACATGGGTAACTTATACCACTCCTGCTACTCCTGCGTCATGTGCGGAGCCTGGCAACTGTACGATAACGGGCGGAACGCTTGTAGGCGCCACGTATTACGCCAATGCAGCCCAGTTAACTATAACCGGGTCCGGTTCAGTCGGTATATCCATTTCAGGACTTACGATCACGGGTACATCCATTCAGCAAATTGTCAATAATTCGGGAAGCCAACCCAGTAATGAAGTTGATCTCGATAACCCTCTTGTCACAGATGCAACCATGGCGACAAATATACTAAATTGGTATGCCGCCGAATGTAGTAATGTTTATCTGTACGAAGTTGAAAGCTGGATGGACCCATCCCTTGAGTGCGGAGACGTAATGTTTTGGGATTCGCAATATGCAACAGCTCAGAAGCAAGCGAAGATTATTCGGCAGGAATTTAGGTTTAACGGAACTCTGTCAGGGACGCTAAACGGTAAGGGATGGGGAGCTAGGACTATTAATGGATCAGGTTCAATAAGCTCAACTAGCAGTTTGGTTGATAACGGAGCGGGTAACGTGGTATATGGATCAGGATCAATTAGCGCCGTGAGTAGTTTAGTTGATAACGGCGCCAGTAGTACGGTATATGGTTCTGGCTCCATTAGTTCCGTGGGTAGTTTAACTAACAGCGGTTCTAGCATATCGACCAATATCCATGTTACAGGTGTTACGGTAACTCCAGCTACTTCAAATCTTACAGTAGGGGGCACTCAGCAACTAACAACTACGGTTACTCCATCTAATGCAACTAACCCAACTATATACTATACAACCGATAATTCAGCTATAGCAACGGTATCGAGTACGGGATTGATAACCGCTGTTGGAACTGGTTCGGTAAATGTGTATGCGAGGGCTAATGATGGCGGATTTAATTGTAATTGTTATGTTACTGTGAGCGCGGCTGTAGTACCTGTTTACGGTTCGGGTTCAATATCTTCCTTTGGTTCTCTATCAAATTCAGGCTCTAGTATAAACATTCCAGTAACATGGGTAAGCGTAACCCCGGGATCTGCGAATCTAACTGTCGGGGGAACACAGCAGCTTTATTACACCTTAACACCCTCTAACGCAACCAATCCTTCGGTTTATTACACTACTGATAATTCAGCCATAGCTTCTGTATCCAGCTCAGGATTAATAACGGCTGTAAGCCCCGGCTCCGTAAATGTATATGTAAGATCATATGATGGTGGATTTAATAGCAATTGCTATGTTACGGTCAGTGCGGCTACTATTTCAGTAACGGGAGTAACCATAAGTCCTTCCAATATCAATCTAGTGTGTAACGGTAGTCCGAACACAGGGCAGTATACAGCTACAGTATCCCCGTCGAACGCTACAAATCAAAGCGTGACGTGGTCGAGTACAGATACTACTGTGGCAACAGTATCAAGCACAGGATTCGTGACAGCAGTAGGAGGTAAGACAGGTATTCCTTCAATAACGGTTAGAACCTCAGACGGAGGATATACTGCTTCTAGTTCGGCAAATGTAGGTGCTCAAGTAACAGGGATAACCCTTACCTCATCTTCAAATATTAGCCTCTCCTATGGAAGTACAAGTCAAATGACCTATGCCATAGCCCCTACCTATGCCACTAATCAAAATGTAACCTATTTAAGCTCGAATACATCCATAGCAACGGTGTCGAGTACGGGATTGATAACCGCTGTTGGAACTAGCGGAGCTTATTGTTTTGTATACGTACTAGCCTATGGAGGAAGTCCCTCCGCGGGAACTACCGTTACAGTAATTTAGTCCAAGAAAGGATGTATATAAATGCCATTTTGCAGCGGTTAGTGCCGGGGTCGTATCAGTTGGCGTTCATACTTTTGATGGTGGTTACGCAGGTGCTTGTTTAGTTACGGTTACCGCGCCTGTGGTATATTCAACCGTCTACGGATCGGGGTCAATTAATTCCGTGAGTAGCCTAACGAATTCAGGATCAACGATTTAATTAAGAAGGGGTGAAATTAAATGGGCTTTGCAGCCACCTTGGATGTTATGTTTTTGGGGTCATTTTTTAATAGTGATAATGTTATATACGCTGAAGAGTTTACCTTAACACCACCCACTCTATGTATAGCACTATCAACCACAACACCAGTACCGACTTACGAAGCTTGGAATTTCAACGAACCAACTACGGGCGGTTATGCCAGAGTATCTTGCCCAGGCACTCAAGCAAATTGGAACCCAAATTGGACTGGCGGTAATCCGGTAAGTCCCGCTAGTGTATCAAACAAAAACGCTATCAGTTTCCCTGTTGCCACTTCGAACTGGAATGCTCCTGTTACGTATTGGGGAATATTTAGTACGGGTACGTTGATTGCTTTTGGCCAAGTGAACTCTACCCTGTCTTCAACAACCATAACAACAGGCGAAACTCTAACCTTCAACGCTGGTCAACTTACCGTAACGCTAACTTAATCAGGATGAGGTGACGAAGTGCATTCAGTAGCCAACAACTTTTCAACAACTCTATCCTCCGCTATGACTTCATCACAGACGACCTTGACGCTGACAACAAGCCCTTCCTTAGCGTATCCCTACTATCTAACCATTGGGGTAGACCCGCTTAACAGCCCTAGCGCCTGTGAGATAGTCGAGGTAACAGCAACGGGGATTAATCGTGCGCAACAGGGCACCGCGGCGCAAACGTTTGCCAGTGGAACGAAGGTTCAATTATTATTAACATCAGGCCATATTTTAGAATTACAGAACGGAGGGGCGATACTTATCGCTCCTTCTAATTCTTTGCAGAAGAGTAGGGCTAACTACATTTTAGATGGTACAACTGACACCGCTGTGATTAATGGCATTATTAGTTCGCTTACTAATGGCGGTAAGTTATTTTTTCTAGATGGAACAATTAACTTGCACGCTCCCATTAATATGATGTCAAATATAGTCCTTGAGGGTTCAGGAACGGCAACTGTATTTTTAGCCGTAGGAGACATAAACGCATTTCAGAATACGGCTATGATGATTAATGCGGCAATGCTTAACTTTGTAATTAACATGAATAACGGTGTCAATACCTTTGTTAATGGCGGCGTTGCTCTATACCTAACAATGTCTCAATCTACTGTTAACAACGTTACTACTCAAGGTACGGTTCATAGTCTGTTGCTAAATTGGGATGCTACCGCGTCAAACAACCTCGGTTATTTAAACAGAATCCAATATTGTAATTTCGAGGCTAGTACGCTCGAAGGGGTTTTGTGGGGATACAGAACTACTGATTCTTGGTTTTGCTACAATAATATAGGATCTTCAGGCGCAAATCTTAGTATCCAAGGCGGGTCGTGCAGGTTTATTGGAAATCATTTCGATGGCAATCCAGTCAATAATTTGTTAATCCAAAATGGGGCTACTTGCCTACTATTTGCCAATAATATTTTTGAAAATGCACAGCAACATTCAATATACTTACCTATCGGCGCTTGGGCAGGTGCCACTAATCATAAAATATCATTTGTAAATAACATAATCAGGAATTGTGGAACGTCTGGAGCGGTTTATGACTTGATTTACATTGCGGCGGCATCGCTCACGGATACTTCCACTGAAATAGTTATTTCGGGCAATCAAATGTATAAGGACAATTCGAGTAACGATGTCCGATACGCGGTTAATCTTACAAATGTAGTTGGAGTAACTATTATAGGCAACAGTTTTAATGGATATACAGGCGCTACTCCAGTCGCAATGGCCAGTGGTTCTGTTACCAACTATGAGGTAATAGGTAATTGCGGTAACAACGGGGTTACTACTTATTAGCGTTCGTGCGAGGTGGGACAAGTGCTAAACACATCTCAATTAAACACAACTCAATTAGATGCAGTACTATCAGTAGGAGGAGGAGGACACGTTCCCGGCACTCCTTGGACGGCTCAAGATTATTTCAACTACTCCGACTGGAATTATATAGAAAGTAATATTGTCTCTATCGCGGCACTCCTGCAAAAACGAGGCTACACTTTAAATCTAACAACGATAACCAATCGCACAGACGGAAGCACTCTCGACTTCTACGATTCCCTAAACCGAATCGAGGGTAATATCTTGGCGCTTTTTAACTGCTATGGAATTGCTCCTCCTGGATGGATTACACCTAAAACAACTTGGACGTTTAATCAACCCTTTTCTTACGTAGACACAAATCGAATTGAAGGAAACGAGTTGGCCCTTTATAACTTAGTGACCGGCGCAATGGTGGAATCCCTATTCTGCGGTCAGAACTTAGCTATATGCGGTTTGGGTTGGCACAACTAGAAAGGAGAAGATATGAGTTATAACCCTACCAATTGGCTCGATAGAATATCAGCAAATCCTGGACAATTTACGGCAACTGGAAGTGTACCTGGCAATGTAATTCTATCTCTGAATGACAGCCCGACACAGGCAGGGACGCAATTTACAGCGGCGCATATGAACAATATCGAATCAGGGATAGCGGCACTTGACGAAGGGAATATAACCGGTCCTATTTCCACAGTTGGGATAGCAGGCGCAACGGCAACAAGCCGATATGTTGGAGCTACTACAAGCGGAGCGCCGACAACGGGAACATTCTTAGTTGGGGACTGGGCGATCGATCAATCCGGATTTATTTGGATATGCGTCACGGCAGGAACACCCGGAACATGGGCGAAGCCAGGGAATACAGGGTATCAAATAATTACTTCTACTGGAATATTTATCGTGCCTCTCGGGATTGTTTGCATTTATGTTGAACTCATCGGTGGCGGAGGTGGCGGGGCAGGAGCAACAGGCGGAATATACGCACAGGGCGCAGCTGGAGCAGGCGCTGGGGGCTACGTGGCTGGATGGCTACATGTAACGCCACTACAGGTAATAACTGGTGTCATTGGAGCGGGAGGAACGGCAGGAAATGGTAGCTCGACAGGGATCGGGGCAGCTGGGGGAGTTGGAGGGAGCACAACTTTCTTGACCTTCACTGCGTATGGGGGAAATCAATCACTTCCAGGGGCAGGCGCGGCATCCACGGCAGGTGTGGGCGGACTAGGTTTGGGTGCCCCACTCATTACGCAAGGACAAACAGGCAATCAGGTATCCACTCCACCAGGCGGCCTAGGTGGCAATGCCGCTAATGGAGCATATACTTATGGGGAAGGTGGGCAAGGTGGGAGTGGTCAAAATAACAATGTAGGAACAAATGGGGTAGCTGGCGGCAACGGTGCAATTATAGTGACGTGGTAGAACACCTTGGATGGTGCCGAACGCTAGATAAAAAGGAGATGATTATATGGCAGTGATTGAAGTAGTTCGTAGTGGAGGCGTGCTCTATCCGCGTGATTACGAATGCTATACGGCAGACACTAAGCCTCTTGTCGATGCGAATGGGCATCCGTTGCAAGCAGGATCAACCTGTAAGGTACTAGACGGCGTAGGCGGCACATGGAATTTCGATGGAACAGCATGGCAACCGCCTGTTCCTCAGCAAATGACCATTACTGGGAGTTTAACGAACGTCTCTTGCGTAACTCAAGATAGCTCATCAAACTCTCCGCAAACTCTTACAATCGCAAGCGTAACAGGTAAAAGCATCTACGTAACAGCTATTGAGGTAGTAATCTCAGGAGGTAGCGCAGGAAATGACATAAAAGCATTAATCAAAGATGGATCGGCTATAAACTGGAAAGAAGTTATCGGCAGTGGTGCAAGTAGTGGCACTAGGTGTGGGTGGGAATCTGCAATACCTGTAAAAATGACCGCTATTGGTGATAGCTTAACTCTCGTCATTGATGCTGGCGGTACAGGTGTTGTTACGACTGCTAATATCGCCTTTGGCGCGATGTAAGGCGGGTGATGATATGTTTTTTGGACTGATTGGAGAAAACCAAAAACCACCTATTGTCACAAACGGTTTGGTGTTGTGGTTGGATGGTCATTCGTTTTCAAACTCCCCACCAACTACTACATGGGTGGATAACAGTGGTAATAACCACAACGGCATCCCTGCTAACTTCGGTTACACATCGACAAGTGGTTCAGATGGGGGCAATGGTGTAGCGTTTGACGGAGTAGACGACAACATCCCGATACCATCTCTTGTTAATACGGCTATGCCTCAAACTTTTACATTTGAAATTATGTTATCCACGAAGAGAACATCAGGGGCAGCTTTTGATACAATCGGAGGTTATGATTACAATAATGGTTTTGTACTTTATATGGCACAATCAGGGTTAGTACCTACCGTAAGAGTGTTTACTAACGGTGTAGCGACTAATATATCCGGCGCTAACTTAATTACAGGGGTCAAGACACATATCGTTGTAACTTATGATGGCAATACATTGAGTATTTATAGTAATGGCATATTGATATCGTCTGCATTAGCTACAGGGACATTTCTTACTCCAACTAATAATTATTGTTTGGGTTACGCAGCCGATAGGCCTGCTAATTTTTGGTACGGAAATATTTATATGAACCGTCTGTATAACAGGGCATTAAGCGCATCAGAAGTGCTTAAAAACTATAACGCTTCAAAATAAATTTAGGAGGCAACTAAAAATGATTGTAAATTTACACGTAACTCAAAAAGTAACAAACGAAAATGGTACAACTTCAATCTCATTTACACCGTCTATCGTTGACCCAACAGGAACTATACACCTACAATGTTCGGGAGTGTTCGTAACCCTGCCTACTGCTTTAGACGTTTTTAAAATAGGCGTAGATTACCAAAGCGGTAATTATGCAGAAGTAGCGACAGTGCCAGTAACGGGCGTAAGCGTTTCCCCTCCAACATTTACAATCGCAGATGGCACGACACAACAACTTACACCTGTTGTTACGCCTACCAATGCAACCAATCAAGGGTTAATTTATATCAGTACAAATACAGCTATTGCAACTGTGTCGAGTTCAGGGTTAATATCTGCTGTAGCGATAGGTACGGTCGATGTGATGATTGCAACCGTTGACGGTAATTTTGTTGCTACGGTAGCTGTTATGGTTCAATAAGTGGTTCGCTAAAGACACGATATAAGTAAAGTCCTGTATTAACAACGCAAAAACCAGAGCGCCATGGTATAATAACCGCGACACTCCGGTGTTATCTTAAGCACTCGTTCGGCTGCCAGGCTAAGGACGGGTGCTTTCCTGTGCGTTCAACTCGCTACGGTACGATTCGTGCTTTTTATCTTGCTCCATTTCGCCCATCATCTCGGTAACGTGTATACAGATATGGACCTTTAAGTCATTGCTGATATCCTTCTCTGCGTCAGTAAATAAACGCTCCCTGAGTTCGCTCCATAATTTTTCGTAATCCATAATTATTCCTCCTTCGCACTGTGCGTTCTGTGGGCAAACATCCATTTATCGAGCGGCTTAGAGTAGTAGTACTCTTTGCCACATTTATTGCAGGTGCAGTTTTGATTACACTTGGGTTGCTTTGGTGTATGACTACAGGTGCAGGTTAGTTGTTTCATGAGGTTTACTCCTTGCGCCGGTATTTGTCCAGCTGGCCTTTTTAGTCGAGTTGGTTAACCAAGCATTTTGCGTATTCGTATCCGTGCATATATGCGTCAAATAAAGTGTTTATGTACCCATCGGTATACCAAACGCCCTTTATTCCTGAGTTGTCCCTTTCTACAATGTGTCCGTAGGTTATGTCTTTTGCATTTTTCTCAAACTGAATCATTAGGTCATGGAATTCCTTGTCGCTCTTTACCATCTTTGCTTCCTCCTCTGTTTTTGATCTTAACTTATTATAACATGCCTCAAAATGCTTTACAATAGATAATTTAAGGTATTGCAAAATATTTTTAATGCTGTATAATTACTTTAAGGAGTGATCGATATGGCTGAGAGAGGGAGGCCAATTAAGTCAGATAAGAAAATTCGTGAGGCAATTTACTTTGAACCAGAAATATTGGCTTGGTTACAGGAAAAAGCTGAGAAGCAAAGGCGCACAGTGAGCGTGATTGTTAATATTTTGATTGAAAAAGAAAAGAACGCCGGGAATTAACCCTGGCGTTGGTCGTTTACACCTTAACCCCAACACGGGGTTATTTTTATTGTCTGAAGGGAGGGAAGAAGATGTTAGATTTACACATAGGCGATCTCGTCCTTGTTCGCGGCAAGGGTATAATCAGCGAAGCAATAGAACGCGTCGAAAACTCCTGTTATAGCCACGTGGCGGGCTATGTAGGACACGGCGAGCTTATAGAAGCCGAAGGTCTTAGGCGTACGGGTTATGCCCGCGTGAGCAAGTACAAGGGCTGTGCGGACGTGTTTCGTTACAACAACCTAACCCGCGAGCAACGATGGAGAATACTCGAATTAGCCACATACAGCGTCGGCGAGAGATATGACTGGTGGTTAGATTTTATCGAGTTTATGAGATACACGTTTGGCGTGATTGTGCCGTATCGCGAACCGCCGAACTTGAGGATTTGCTCGAACTTATGGGCCGGTATCTACAGCGATACTGACATTGATCTCTGCCCGGGGATCAAGTACCCAACGCCAAAGGATGTCTCGGGGTCAAAACTCTTAACTTATATCGGATCATTCTAACAGGTAGCAAGTAAAAGAGGTGAAAAGGGGATGATCAAGTGGATCAAACAACCGTCTCGTACATTGTAGCCGCAGGGTCGATTTGTGGCATCATATCTGCCTATTGGGGATATTCTCGGGGCGCAAAAAAAGACACATACTCAGCAGGGGCTAAGACCGGGGAGCAACAGGCTGATATTACTTACATCAAGCAACGCACAGACGACATACTCCTCGAACAGCGGGACACAAACCGCAAGCTGGAAGGTCATTCCACCCAACTCTCTGATCATGCCGTAGCAATTGCGCGAATCGATGAATCTACCAAGTCGGCTCATTTGCGGCTGAATCAGTTGTGCAACGAGAAGGGGAATGGGCAATGATTGCACACGAAATGAAACGAACGCTACACGAGGTTATCATTGACCCCAACACAATCGAACGCACTGAGAGCGCAGAATTTCGCAAGTCAAAAGCCCGTCTGAAAGAGGATGGGCATTACTTTTGCTATATTTGCGGCACAACCGAGGATCTTCAGTCTCATCATCAGGCAGAATGGATGTTTTCCAGCATTATAAATTTTGACAAGCTGAAAACATTCGTCGAAGAGTGGGACATTTATGGCTACGGGAGGCTCCTGAAGAATCAACCACTAACCACCGTGGATGATGTTAGGTGCCTCGTTTGTCTCTGCCAGAGCCATCACACTGGCGTAGATCATGAGGATGGTGGTAGTGGAACAGGCATCCATGACATGACGTTTCCGTCTTGGATTATGCAGAAATTGGCAAAGGATAACGAAAATCCAGTACCAGAATGTGGAGAAACAGCAGAGAAGGTGTTAAAAGATATTGAATCAGCACCATGCGGTGACACACCCCAATGAATTAATCAATGAAGCCAAGCAATGCGAAAAGAAGATCGCTCGCTTGAATGACCATCTAATCGACTGGCTTACAGATCACATCTTGGCTAGTCGGATAATGTTTAACTTAGCATTTATCCTGCCGTTGATGGTCCTGCCCCTGCCCGACTGGACGAAGGTACTGCTCGCTGTAATCTCGTCAAACTGGATACAGTGGTGGGCGCTTCCAGCATTACAGAGAAGCCAGAACAAAGCTCAGGCCCGTCAGGATGCTAAGGCAGATGTGGACCATAAAGCGTTGACGCATATTGCCCATACATTAGACCTGCAAACGGAGATGCTTAAAAGTTTAAAGGATGGTGTATCAAAATGAAACTAGGTAAAAAACCATTTAAACCAAGTCACAAAGACCTGCTCTATAAAAATTACAGAGGTACTGCCTTACCACCTATCCCTGCAACATTCGGACATCAAGCACTCGTAAGTAATTACGGCATGTTGGCGAATGACACCCTTGGAGATTGTGTTATCGCAGGTAGCGACCATGCCGTAGAGCTTTGGACAGCAGAAGGAAGTAAGCAAGCACAATTTACCGATGCCAACGCAATTGCTGACTATTCGGCCATCACGGGATATAACCCGAATGATCCAAACTCTGACCAGGGCACCGATATTAGGACAGCGCTCGAATACATGCGGACAACGGGTATGATCGACGCGAACGGCATACGCCATAAGATCGGCGCTTATCTCGCCTTAGACCAAACTAATTTCAATGAAATTCTCGAAGCGGCTTTCTTGCTGTCAGATGTAAAACTGGGCATACAAGTGCCATCCACAGCGCAGGACCAGTTTAGCGCTGGACAACCATGGACAGTCGTTCCGGGTGCGACGATCGAAGGCGGTCATGACGTAGAGTTTGACGGCTGGGATGGAACTTGGATAAGCGTTATAACGTGGGGTGCAGTACAAAAAATGTCCAAGGAGTTTTTCGAGACTTATTGCGATGAGGCTTGGGCTCAACTTTCGACGGAAATGCTGAACGGTCAGGGCCTGTCGCTCGAAGGTTTTAATCTCACACAACTGCAGGCTGATCTCGCAGCGCTGACAAGTGTAACTCCTGCACCCGCACTAGTGGATTACTTTGTCCGTGTAACAGGCTTAACAAAAGCACAAGCAGACAGCGTTGCGGCTGGATTGGCGACAATGGGAGTGGAGGAAGGGCCCGAGGAAGCAACTGGGGTTACATTTTACGTCGAAGTGAACGGGATCACGAAGGATCAAGCTGATTTTGTGGTAACTAATCTTGAAAACGAAGGTTATAAGGTCGAGACGGGGCAAAAGTAATGGAAGCGATAGATTGTGCAGCAACTTTAACCGCGGCAATAGTAACAGTCCTAAAAGCTGATGGAGTAGTGGCCGTAGGCCGCTACCTCACTGGCGATTACGCATTAACTCCAACCGAACTCACAGCCATCCACAATGCAAGCTTATCCGTATTCCTCATCTTTGAAACAAATCCCACAACCGCATCCTATTTCACCTACAATCAAGGCATATCAGACGCAGCACAAGCCATAACAGCTGCCGTCAACCTCAGAGCACCAAACGGCATAGCGATATATTTCACGGTTGACTTCGACGCACAATCTACTGATATGGGAGCCATAGTGGACTATTTCCAGGGCGTGGGCGATGGATTAGGGAGCAAATACCTCTTAGGAGTTTACGGCTCTTACGCGGTCATGCAAGCCCTTGACGTTGACCGCTATTGGCAGACATATGCGTGGTCAGGCGGTGAGATACACGAGGGCAATGACATTTATCAGTATCAAAACGATACTCAAATAGCGGGTATCAGTGTTGACCTAAACGAAATTAATTACGGTTCTGGCTGTTGGCCGGAGATTGGAGGAAGTATGAATTACTTAGTGCTTTATTATGGAGACGCAGATTTACCGATTGCGGCAGACTTGGCATTGAAGCTTAATTGCCCGATTGTACAGGCTAGTTTTGCGACTCCTGCATTGTTAGCTATGGCGACAACTAAGTATCAGGTTGGGGGTTCTAGTGCACCCAGTGGGGTTGCGTTGCTGGCTGGTGCTGATCGGTGGGCAACGATGAAAGCTGTGTTGGGAGTGGTGGGGTAATGAGTATGTGGGGGATAACCGATAAAGATGCCAAAATAATTGATACTCTCATCAAGGTTGTTATTGCTCTTGGGATGATTGGGGGCGGGGCAACCTGCTATGGGATTTTTAGATTAGTGAAATGGTCGATGGGGCTATAATTAGGTATGCATTTGTCGAAATGAAAAACTGAAAGAAGGAAAAGCAAATGCAATATATTGGAGTAAAAATTATTCATGCCGAACCAATGACTGTTGCGGAGTATAACGAGCAAGTAAGACCCCTGGTTTATTCTGGAGAATGCCAAGACGGCTACAAGGTTATTTGCGAGGATGATTATGTAAGTTGGTCGCCTAAAGATGTGTTCGAGGCGGCCTACCGCCAAACTGATGGTATGACGTTTGGATTGGCGATTGAAGCCATGAAAAAGGGTTTTAAGGTTGCTCGTCAGGGTTGGAACGGTAAAGCAATGTGGATTGCAATTTCTCACCCCGAAGCCAACAGCTTGAAAGCTGAAGGATTCTGGAATAAACACAGTCGGAAATTCGCTGAGGAAAATGGCGGGAGCGCGGACGTTTTGCCATACATCATCATGAAAACGGCAGATAATAAAATTCTTATGGGCTGGTTAGCGTCACAAACCGATATGCTCGTCGAAGACTGGACCATAATCGAATAAGCAACCTTTCCCAATCCCGGCATATTGGGATTTATAAAAACAAAGCAGGTCGTAATGGCCTGCTTTTATATTTGCCGAAATTAAATTTAAGGAGGAATTATCATGGATGAGAATGAATTGGAAAACCGTTTTACTTATCATGACCCGAAAGATGGGCAAGCACAAAGGTTCGAGGAAATTAGGGGCATGGGCAAAGCATTTGCTGAGATAATTTTAACGTTATGCCCACCCTCAAGAGAACAATCCTTAGCCATAACCGCTATTGAAGAAGCAGTTATGTGGGGAAATGCGAGCATAGCTCGGCGCGAATAAATAGCCTTTGTGCATAATACCTAGTCGCTTTAATAACAACCCATCACACCAACTCTTATTAAAACAAAAGGGGGATATCTTTAATATGGATATGACAACAATAACTCAAGGTGTAAACATCGCCGCAAGTCTCGCCGTAGCCGTAATCGTCGCCATCATCGGCAAGCTACACATCTCATCCAAACAACTCGCCACAGCAGGAGAACTCGCAACAGAAGCGGTCAACTTCGCCGCTCAATACGCAGAAAAGCACGGTGTAACACTGGGCTCAGGAAAATATGTTGCTGCACTTGCATCGGTCAAGGAACTTGCTAAAAAAGCAGGAATTAGCCTTACAGATTCGCAATGGGAAACACTTATCGAGAGTGCGTACAAAAAAGCTAAAGATGAACTTGCACAGTTAGTTGGGACCGCTACACCTTATACTGAGGAAAAAATTAACGCCATGATTACGGCTGCAGTACAGAAGATTGCTCCTGATGCACTCGGTATTGTTAGTGTTGTACAGCAGGAGTTGAGTAAGATACAATGGGCTCCTGTTGTTAAGCCTGTTGTGGTTACTCCTGTTGTCGAAGAGAAGGAAGAACAAACTGCATAATTGACATAATAAAAGCCCGTTCTTTCCTTAATTGGAGAGGGCGGCTTTTTTATTTACTCTTATATGAAAGAAACTCTGTACAAGCCATAAATTACCTGATATACTATAGGTAATTACATAAACAAAGCCCCCAACTCTTGGACAAGTTGAGGACTTCTGGCGTTTACCTGAATCAGCAGGAAAAACACTTAATACTATTATACATTCTAAGGCAACTTAGGACAAGTGTAAATTAAGGAATTTTCAGCGACAGGCCGTCAAGGGTTTGTCGCTTTGTGTTTGTCTAGTGGAAGTATAAACACACTATAAACTATATGCAGTTACCGGCTGCTTATAACCAAACTGGTGGCGCAAGCGAGATAATTCCTAGTTTTGTCTATGACCTTGCGTTGGGCGATGGCGGCCCTTAAACGGCATACAGGAGGTTAAAATAGCGGTCAGCATGTGACGTGTTGACGGGGTGTACGCACATTCCACTCTATGGGCGCGTTAGTAGAGTAGCGTATATTTGCGAGAGCAACATATCAACTAGGTTTGAGATATCCGAGGAACCGACACACGGATAAATTAAAATATGCTTCTCTCATTCTTGGATTTTGGACTAAAACAGTCCATTTTCTTCGAATGAGGGGCATAACTTTGTCCTTCCTCCGGCCCCTCTACCGGATCTTCTTTAAGAACGTATATAAGGAGTGTTTGTGGTTGAGTAAATCTAAGGCACAGAAAGCCATAACTAATCAAATTAACTTTGAACGAAATCAAGAGAAGTTAAAAGTTAGTGGACTTATAAATCTAGGTAAGAAATATGGCAAGATCGAATGCCTATGTCCTAAATGCAACAACACCATGCTTGTTAAAAGAAAGCTATTAATCAAAAACCCTATTTGTCGAAATTGCATGACGGGAAAATCATTCGGCGAAGAAAAGGCTATAGAAATATTAACAAGGTATAATGCTATATTCCAGAAAGAAAAAACATTTAAAGGGTTAAAGGGCTTAAACGGTAAATTATTGAGGTTCGATTTCTATATCCAAGGAGAATTAAGGCCCTTTTTAATCGAAATTGACGGGGCGCAGCATAAAGAGGGTGATGAGTGGGGAGGGAATACGGTAGCTCATGATGTCCTAAAGAACAGGTATTGTAGGGACAATAACATAAGGCTCTATAGGATAAATTACAAATTTGGAAAACTAGAAAACCTTGAGGATGAGATTATGAAAGTGTTAAGAGTACAAGGCGTGGCGTAAGGGGGTAACTATCTAAACGTTTCCGTTCCCTCTTACCGGATTATAAGGGAACGACGAAGTTGAGCTACTAAATCACAACTATACGCGAACCATAAACGAAGCAAGAACGACGAAGCAAGTCACTATCAACAATGGCTAAGTATCTAGAAATATTGACCATTTTTTACCTTGCTAACATGTACAACTATGCTATTTTGTGATATACTTAGATATAATAGAATGGAGGTTAGATATAGTTGGTACTTGATAATTTACCAGAAATCACAACCCCTAAAGAACTTGCAACATTTTTAAAAGTGAGCGAACAAACGGTCAAGAGGGCAATTAAAAGTGGAGGACTAAGGGCGTTTAAGATTGCCAGAGATTGGAGAATTGAGAGAAATTCGGTCCTTGAATGGATCGAGAAGGGGAGGTAAAATAATTATAAAACGCTTGATTTGTTACTCTGGAGGACATAGTTCGGCAAAAACAGCAATAGAAGTAGCTAGGAAATACGGAACTAAAGATTTAATCCTCCTTAATCACGATATTAATAAAAGGGTAGAGGATGCGGATATAAAACGGTTCAAGGGTGATGTAGCAAATTATATAGGCGTTCCGATTACCTACGCAAATATGGACGGATGGGAAGTAAAAGACCAATTCGATGTATGCCGAGAAGTAGGAGGGTTCAAGTTTGGAGCAGGACAAATACTTTGCACAAACAGAATAAAAACGGTTCCCTTCGATAAATACCTCAAGGAAAATTTCCCTGTCAAAGACGGAATTTGCGAAGAAGTTACCATATACTACGGATTCGACAAGTCGGAGAAGGAAAAAGGCAGAGCGCAAAGACGTTCGTCAATATTAGGCATAAGGGGATACAAGACGGACTACCCTCTTATTCTTTGGGATCACACAATAAAAAGCACAAAAGAAATAGGAATAACTCCCCCCTGGGACCTACGGCACATTCAAACACGCTAATTGCATTGGGTGTTTAAAGGCGGGGATGCAACATTGGTACATCGTTTATATGACGCGACCCGACATATGGTTAAAGGCAAAAGAGGCAGAAAATGAAATAGGTCACTCCATAAAGTCGGATATGTATCTCGATGAAATGGAACCAATGTTTGAAGAAATGAAGCGTAATGATGTTCCCGCGACAGAGCATATTGCATCGGCTCAGTTTTGGAAGTTAGCCAAGACGCATGGTAAGCAATTGAGCTTTTTTGATGAACTTCCGTGCGAGTGTGTATTTTAGAGAATACCCCCAACCACTTCGCAACGGAATAATGGCCAATCTGATATTTGAGGCAGGATTGCATTAGAGAACTCAAAAAGAAGAAGAAAGAGGGGAAATAAATGAAACTCTGTCCAAAATGTGGTTGCTTATCGTATTGGAATTCTTACTTTCAAGGGTGGATGTGCAATACTTGCGAACATGTAGGGAGGTTAAATAAATGAACATGAAGGAAAATTGGCATGCGATAAATGGGTCGGTGGAAGATAGAGAACCAATATTGGAATCTTCCCAAGATAAACAGAAGCGATTGAATTGCTATATGGGATTTAGTGTAGACAATTGGAGTTGCTATGCTGATTGCGCGTTCTGGAATGGTAAAAGATGCACGAAGGAGGATGAGTAGATGAACTGTCAAACCTGCAACGACCCGACTAAATACGTTTTCGCCTTATGGGATGGTCCGAACGGAACTCATGGCGGGACATACGATTGCCGTAACCTCAGTTGCTTAACAAAGCAGACCAAGGAATCGATCAGGGAATACCGAGAAGAAGAAATAAGAGAAGTGGTCAAGGCAAATAGTAGGAATGAAGTACAAATGATATCGATTAGGGCTAAGAGAAAAGAGTTACAGATAACTATCTCAAAGATGGCTAAGTCACTTGGTATATCTCCTTCGGATTATAGTAATTATGAGATGTGTCGGGTTGCGTTGCCGGTGGAGATGGTCGGTAGGATTAATGAGATTTTTAGGAGAGAGATGAAATAATGAAAGAATGCTCGGGCCATTACATGGAATATCCTATCTGCCAAGGACATCACGATTGTAAAGAAAAAGAATGCTATGGCGACACGATGGTCAAGGGGCCTTGCGAATGCCCTTACAAAGGGAGTTGCCACATTCCTAGACAAAAACTGCAAGCTGAATTCAGGGATAAGTATGGGAATAAATTGGAGGATTGCGACTTTTATGCAATTCTTAAGCCAATGTACGAAAAGAAGTATGGGAGGAATAAGGCGTGAAAAATACAGAAGATATCCTAAAAGCCAAGAAATATAGGCTCTGCGGATTTTATGGTGGAATGATCAAAACCCTGTTTCCATAATTGTAACTAAATGGTATGGACCATTTAGTTAGGATCACCAAATACTCTTTTCATGCCTTCTCTGGTGATTAGCCAGTTTTTCCCTGCCCTTCGAGCTTCGTCTTCGTTGAATTTACCCGCCGCAGCTGCATTGCGGACTGTTGACTCTCCAATGCTCCAAAGTTGCGCAGCTTCGGGACCTGTTAGTACGTCTTTAAGTTCCATCGCTATCATTCCTTTATTTTATTAAGGCCATATTGTCTCTTTTGGTACGACCCAGATATCCACGCCGCCGCGAGGATTGCGCACCTTTCTGGCAGCTGGTACAAGAGTAGGGGAATTGGACAATATATTCTGAGCGCTGGACGGACTCTTACCGTGCTTGCTCGCCCATTCTTTTACCGTAATGTATCCCTCCATGATATCCAAAAGAGGCCTATCTCTTTTGACATCTTGAGTTGCCTTGGCCGCGGCTAACCGTAACGCCTTGTTGTGTTCAACTTGGCACTCGGGGCACCGCTTTTGGCGGCTGGTTTTAGCATTAAAACTGACACCACAGTCTATGCAGATTCCGGGCACATGCTGCTCCTCCGCATGGCTCGGCTCATCTGGTTCTTTTGGGACATCCTGCTTTTTGTGTATATCTTGTACAGCTGCATTGGCTAATGGTTCGGGTTCTTTTTCCGGGTTTTTCTCTGCGGCACCAGCCTTAGTGAGGTGCATAAATATATTTGGCAGGGCTCCAAAACGTTTTTGAGTAACCGCCTTAAGCTGCCTGGTATTAATGCATAGCTGATCGTAATCCATGGCCCTTACAGCCTGTTCAAGGTTACGTATGAGTTCCATGGTCTCATTTTCCCATGACTTTGACCAATTTATAGTGATAGCTCTTCTTGATTCGGCAGATTTCGATCTATCAAGTATCTGCGAAATAGACCGATGTTTCTTTTTCACGAAATGCCCTCCTTAGTCTTGACATATACTGCTATTTGGATTATATTATGGGTAATAAATCCCATCAAGGATTGTCGCCGTAAGGCGTGGATTGAAATAAAAAGTTATCCAGAAAGAGCCGATTGATTACGGCTCTTTCTTTTTTCAAACACTCTCTCCACTAACCCTCATTGATCCCATAATTCTCTTCGCGCGCGGATTCCGAAACCATGTGCTGTAATTTACGAGGGGCAATCCCATGTTGTGCCTCGATATAAGTGGTCCATCGTTCAATAAGAGCCCAAGAGGATTCATCTTCTTTTTCCCATGCTAGTTCTGCGTCACCGTGGTAATAGTTGTAAGCCTCTAAGGCCGCCGGAGGGATTATAGTCCCAGTTAATTCTCTTTGGTAAGCCTCTTTTTTAGCTTGGTTGATTGCCGATTTCTCTTCCTGCTCTTTTTTGATTTGTTCGATTTGATCCTTGGCGATAGATACGACATAAATTTGAGCAAAAGAACCTAATGCGCCTGGGCGAATCGCACTCGCAGTGCCAATATGGTTGACCTTATCCCAAGGCAATTCAACGCCGTTTACTGAGTATTTTAAATTAGGATAGCCGTCAAGATTGCCATTATCCTCGACATCAACCTCGATATGCCCGGTCGGAATCTTTTTCCGCAATTCAACAGCTTCTGCTTCCATGTCCTCAAGTAGAGGGTTGTCTATGGCTTCCCGCTCGGCTTGATGTGCAGCAGCCCGGGTATTATGCCTTGTTTGTTGCTCAGCCTGAAACTTTTTATACTCGTTCACAAGGGCTGCTAAATCGGGACGGCTGTTATACTTTATGGCGACGGGCTGACCTTTGGTTGTTTTTTCGAACCAAACGACATTTTGACCGTTGACTTCTTTTGGTTGTCCACCACTTAGTTTAAGCCCAGCAACTGGACCACAGTCATCTCCGGCATCGTAGCTTATACTTATGCCAAAAGCTTCACCTGTTTCATCCCATTTGTAGTATTCCTTGACGACTTCATTTGCCATTTTATATTCTCCTCTCGCCCCGCCCCTTATGGGCTGTCGGGTTCATGTAATCTTTAGCTGTTACTACTATTATAGCGTTATCGCTATAATTTGTCAAGCGATAACGCTATAATAGTAGTAATTATTTATTATAAAACTGGAAATTCCAAACTCATTTTCCACCATATAATCCGAATAGCCATAAATAATAGAGAATAAAAACTAACCCCCGGCAAATGCTGGGGTTTCGTTATGTCAGGGCATTAAAATAGCCCCTCGGTTTACGAAGGGGCTAAAAGTCATTACTATTGTCATTACTACCACAATGGGTGCTTGTGGATAATCGAATCAAACGGCTGCCTTACTTCAAAATATCTAGCCTCGGCCATTGCATCCTGAGAAGCTATATCTAGCGATTTGTTCCATCTTTTAACTTCTTCTTTTCTCTCTTTTTTCATCTGATCGTAAATAGGTTTCATCGCCAGATTCAGGATTCCATAGGTGGCCTTTGTGGTCACTTTTCCTAGTTTACCCATGGTGTTACCTCCTTAAGATAATAGAGTAAATGTCTTTTTTGACTTGGTCCATCGTGGCAACAAAGAAATCCAACTCGCTTTTGACCTCTAATTTGCATTCGGTGACAACTAGGATTGCCGGGAACAATATCCTTGTAGGCTCCTTAATCGCCCACTCTTCTTTCGTCCAGTTCGCGCTGGTAATGGCTGAATACTTTTTATCCTTCTCGAACTTACGGTCTGCGTAACGCTCAACCTCAACAAATATAACATGCCTACGCTTATTGAGTTGGTCGTAAATATCAACCATTGCGTCTGCCCAAATCTTACCTTCCATAATTGGATATGACCATTGCCACTTGACGATATGCCAAGACTTTTTCTGAGACATTACGGCACAATAGATTTCATTGATAAGTAAATAATGATCGATATTTCGGGGTTTTTTGAGGCAATAGATGGCTGGTTCGTGGGGACTGCGGATAATCTTTTTTAGTCGCCCTGAATCGGATAGCACCTGCAGTCTAGTCTGAGCCTTACGCTTACTTCCCTTAAATATAACTCGCTCTATTTGGCTTCGCGTAAAGGCTGTCCCAAGCCCTACTAGCCCCATAATTCGTTCGTCTCGTTGCTTGCCATATGCCACTAAGTTCACAATTTTCACCTCGCAAAAATATAAAATAAATACAAAATAAAAAAGTAAGGATAATAAAGCACTTTACGGACCGCACGGCATGACCAAAGGAGCCTATAAAGCGCATTGAATCGTTGAGTACAATCACTGGGGGTGCTCAATAGTATGACCGAGTGAGTGCCCGACTGAGTGCTCAACCACCCTAGTGGAAATAACAGCCTGTATCACTGGCTCGACCTTACCTTTAATTATCGCTTTTTGATAGTTGGCCATAAGGGACTTGATTGCATGGTTGTCGATGTAGGGGACCTGCAGCAATACCTCATCTTTAAATTTAAACAATGCTCGACCTTCGATATCTGGATCAATCATGCTGGCTGCCTTGTAATCCTCCGGATCTTCTCCAAGCAACACACGAGCCGATACAGCGTTGCAATTAAACGCGACAACGGCAGAGATATTGTTCTTCATCGTGCCGGACACAAGGTTAGCTGTGGGCCTGTGACAAGAGATAATAACATGCACTCCTGCACCCCTGGATTCCCCCGTGACTTTAGTCATCTTTTCACGAGCCCTGGAGAACTCCTTGCCCTCAAGTTTGGTTAATTCATCCACATAAACCACAATGCGCGGCAATCTCAATCTTGGATATTCCTCGTTAAACGCCTGTAAATCGTCGCACTCATACTCCTTAAATAAATTATATCGCTCGCCAATAATCACAGAGAGATCGTCCATCATTTGTTCTGCTTCGCCCGGATCAGAAATAGTCCTATCTACAAGGAGAGGGTTTTTCCCTAGCCTTGCTGTGCCGTTGCCATGTTTAAGGTCACAGAGCCATAGTCGGCATTCATCACGGTTATAGCGGATATGGAGGGTAGCAAGGATAAGCCTGCCAAGGATGCTCTTGCCGCCTCCTGTAGCCCCTCCGATCATAAGATGAGGGCTGTTGCTAGAGGCTAAATTAAGTTGTTCCAAGCCCCTTCTTGACCACCCTAGAGGTATCCATAGACCTTTGCTTAACTCCTTGCCATCTGGAGTAATACTGGCCTCGTTGGAGTAGTTGATAATGTCTAACAGTTTGCCGGATAAGATAGTGAGTGAGAAGTGCGCTTTGGGATCGTTCTCAAGTCGCTTGAATAGGACTTCTGACTTGAGATCGAACTCGATGTCGTAGAGGGATTTCATGACTTTCTGCGGATTTAGACCGGTGGGTATCTTGTATCTAAGTACTCGATTATGACCCTTCATTGTCTTTTCCACTAGCGTAGGGTATTTCTTCTCTGTGTAATCCTTGCCTCGCTCTTTGGTTTCGGTGCATATGTCATTGCGTTTCCAGTTCAGCATTATCTTGTTCGCATAGGAGTTGTTGGGACTGCCGATATGACGTAGGGCAAAGCGTCCAAGTTTGACCAGAGTAGAGGATGTCAAGCCGATCAGGTCGGGCTTTACGGACGATGATTTTTCACTCATGGCGTTTCACCTGCTTCGTGATTTACCAGACCTAATGCATTCTGGTTAGTATTGCGGCGAGGGGGAGCCTTGGGATCCGAGAGAGGTGCCGGGGAATCCTCGTTGATCTCCCGGAAAATATCCACGCTGAGAAATGATACTAGAATTTCCTCATCGTACTTTGCGGTAATGGCGTAGTCCTTGATAGCCTTGCGAACGATTTTTTGGATTTTAGTTATGTCCATTATTTCAACCTCACTTCCTATAAACTTTCCTCCATCCATTCGAGTAGATCACTGACGGTTAGTTCCTCCCAACCTAAGTCCAGCGCGCCATCCCCATAAGGTACTAATGATGCCGCCTTAGCTATTTCCTTGATAAGCCCTGAGAGTTTGGAGGCTTTAATGGATTTCTTCCAGAACATTAGCGTTCGCTCCTTTCAACTTTGCGTTGCCTTACCAGCTCCTGCGCTATCTGCCTTGCGTCGGTAACGGTTAGTTCGGGCTTGCTGTCGATCTTAAACCATGCTCGTAGTGCCATGCGGATTATGGTACTTAGTTCATTTTCTGGTATTGCGTCTAGCTTTGAGCAAAGATCATCTCCGTCCCAAAAAGTTCTTCTTTTCTTCACATTCTCACCTCTCAAAATTTTGTCTGACTGGCGTAGTATAGTGTAAGACGTGGTGTGACGGTGGCTTACTGGGTGTGATAAAGTATATAGACGAAAGTCTAATTTTATGACTAAAAAAATATAAAAAAATATTTGGCCTACTTGAATAAAGTAGGCCAAATATACTCAACCGAATACCCGAGAGCAACGGATATCATCGAAGCGCGAATGAGCGTAAGGCGCTTAACCTTACCGTTAACGATGTCGCTTATGTCACTCGGCCACCACCCGAGCGTTGCGGCAAGGTCTTTTTGCGACATATCACGCTTGTCTAGTATGTATTGTATTTTGTTATCCTTTAACTTATCTTCTAAATCCATCGCCTCACCACCATAGGAAAATACTTCCACAGAGGATAGGATTAATCCTGCTAACACAAAAATGTAGCAGGTATTATAATATGTAGACTTAAGTATAATTTATAATCACAAAATATTCACATTTGGCCTCCTTTATTTCACGCGATTTCGACAAACGTTATAGCGTATACTGTCAATAACTTAAATAAATATTCTGAATTATATCTAGGACTGATTGTAGGACTTTGTTCCTACGGGTAGCGAGAGAAAGGGGAAGAGAAACGATTTATTTCTTTTGCGACAAATTACCCCTTGAAAATTAAGAACACACGTTCTAGTATATAGAGACTGGTAAAACATAAATTCAGGCAGGAGATGAGGATATAGATATTGAAAAAAATATTCCGACTGAAAAAATACTTGATATTATCATGGACAAGCTGATGCCGGAAAGAATCTTTGGCGTTGCTTATCAAAAAACAAAAGAAACAACTGATTACAGTGAGTGGATAAAAGAATCCATTTCCTTGAGCGTTGACATAATAAGATTACTGGGTAAGGAAAGAAATATTTTTGATCGCTATGAAGAATTATCAACATCAAGAGTGGATGCTCTTCTGGAAAATACATATAAGCAGGGATTCAATGACGGAATAGAACTCTTGAAATCCTTATTATATGAAGGAAAGATATAAAACCGCAAACGGGAAACCTTCCCTATTTTGAAATTGTCGGAAGGTTTCCCGTTTGCTAAATTTCGATAGAATCAGGCAAAGTAATAGCGATAAAGAATTCACCCTGCTTGTTCACCTCAACCCTGGGAAGAAATGATCTAATGATGAGCTTCTTGTCACTATTAGGATAGGCGTTCCAGTTATTTAGGAATGTTTTCAAAATTGATTGTAATTCCATAGGAGGACTAATCTTAATGGCTGATTTTAATAAATCGGCCTTAATTTTTTTTATCCTACCTTCAATAGATGCTATTTCTTTGGATATTTTTTCAACGTGTTTAGTATATAGCAAAGCGGATAGGTCGCCTTTTTCATAATCGTTCTCTATTTTTACCAAAAGGATGTTTTTATCCTTGACTTGCTTATTTAATTCATCCACTTGATCTGATAAACCATTAGTATCGACGCCAAGTCTTGATTCTCTCTCGTTGACTAACTCAAGAAAAATCTGCGGATCTGATATTATCTTCCCAAGCTCATCAAGGATGGTCGAGTGAACAACGCTGGCTCCTATGTGGTGCCAACATTTAGGGATGCTTTTTCTGCCCCTACAAATATAGATGTCTCTGCTTTTATATAGCTTTCGAACACCATCTATTACCCTTTGCGGGGTAGAGCGTTCCCCGTACATCCTTTGCCCGCATTCTCGACAGTATAGCTCTACTAGATAAGGGTTATCGTTTTTTGACCCTCGTCTCTTGTGATGTCTTTCAGCGTTGATATCCTGCGCAGAGTTCCATAGGTCCAATGAGACTATCGCAGGGTGCTTAGCTATATATTCCTTGCCTTGCCACTTAGCCACTCCTATATACCTGGGATTTTTTAATATCTTATATATTGTAGATTCATGATACTTTGTTCCGCGTTTTGTCTTTAAATTTCTGGAATTAAAGTAATCCGCTATTTCTTGATAGGAGTAATTTTCAGAGCGCATCGTAAATATTTCAAGCACTAATTTTTCCTCTTCGGGGATTATCTCGACTATCCCCCTGGACTGGCGAAAACCGAGCGTGACAATATAATTGCCGGCATAACCTTGTGTTGCCCGGTAATTTCTATTATTCCATAGTCTTTCCTTAATGCTTTCGTATTCCTCCCGAGACATGAATAGCTCGAACCTTAGCTGGCGAAGATCGGAAGGGTTTAACGGATCATATATTTTATTCGGCGTGACAATCTTAATCTCGTTGTGGATTATGGTTTTGTATATTCTTCCTGCATCCTCCATGTCCCCTCTGCCAAGTCGAGAAATTTCAGTAACAATGATACAAGAGTATTGACCAGAGGGGAGATCCGTATCTAGTATATTCTGAAATTTAGGCCGACCTGCGATCGTATCACCGCTTCGTACCTCTGCGCGTTCGTCGAAGGTAATTTCCCGCGACTTACAGAGCATAACCAAACGTTCGCGATGGGTTTGCAGAACATCTTCGCCAGTATTTTTTTCATATTGCTCATCTTCTCTGCTTTTGCGCAGGTATAGTATTCCATGCATACCTATTCCTCCTTAGCCTCTTCGATTATTTCTGAAATAATCGAATTTATTATATTTATTACAAATCTTCTCTTGTCTTGCGGTAATTCATTAATTCCTTGTAGTTGTTTGATTGTTGCAGCATCGGGTGGATTAGTATCTGTGCGTCCAAGAAGGAAATCTGTAGTTGTATTTAAAATATCAGCTATTTTGACCAGAACTTCGCACGGTGGGGAAGATGTGTCTCTTTCGTAATGTGAGAAATTCGCACGATTCATGTCCAGTTTATATGCCATTTGGTCCTGTGTTAACCCTCGTTCAAGTCGAAGAACTCTAATTCTACTGCCCATACCGATAATCATAAATATTTTCCTCATTTCCATAAAAGAAAGTATAATTTACATATTGCGTTAATATGATTTACGTGATAATATTCTATCAAGGACAAAGGTGGTGATACAGAATGACAAGACATAAACGAGAAAGATTCAAACAACTAAGAAGAGCCTATGGCACACAGGATAAAGTAGGCGCTGCCGTCGGAGTTACTGGGACCATGATAAGGTATATTGAGAACGGCAACGCAACGCCTAGTGGCAAGTTAATGCTGAAGCTATCTTTCTTGTTTGATACTCCAGTTAACGAGTTGTTCCCAGACGTAGAAATGGAAGCCCAATCCGAGGCGGTGTTGGACGCATTGCGTTAATATTACTTACACGTTACATTATAAATTGTATTTACATTTACGCAATACTTGTCCACGCTTTTTCTAAGCAATTCCTTTTTATTTGATCTCGACGTTAATATTATTTACTATTTGCGAAAGTATTATACACATAAAACGAAAAGGAGAGAAATTATTTGGCATCAAAAAATAAAGTCACGTATCTTCCTCCAATTTATAGCTCTAAGAAGATTCGTGAAGGAGTTATCGCGATTATCAATTTGGTTCAAGCTCAAGAGTCGAATCAAAAAGCGGCCAACTAAATCAAGGAGAGGATTTTAATGGGTGACTTAGTTTTTCTTGAACCGAACTCTATCAAGGCTATACCATTTACAACGAGTGATGTAATCGCTGAGTATGCAAAAATTGCAAACCGTTCAGTTTATCTATTGATTGAAAAGCATCAGCAACGGCTCGAAAAGTTCGGAAGGGTATCATTTGAAATGACACCCTTTGAAACAAAAGGTGGTACGCAAATTAGAAAGGTTTATCACCTGAACGAGGAGCAAGCAACACTCTTAGTTACCTTCCTGAGAAATACCGAAACTGTAATTGATTTCAAAACCGAACTCGTTCGCCAATTCTACGAAATGCGAACCGAACTTCAAAAACGCCAAATCGGTAAAATGACACTCAAACCAACTCGCAAACCTTTGCTAGATAGGATTAAGGAAAATCCAAATCGTAGCGAGTGGGATTACAAACTTTTTATCGACCTATCCTACAAAGCGGCTCTTGGTAAAATTGCCGCAAGTATCCGTAAGGAACGTGGAGCGGATAAAAAGGCTGTCGCACTCGACTTTATGACTTCTGGCGAAATGGAACTTGTTGAGAATCAAACACATAAGATTGCTGTACTTTATGAACTTGGATTCGATTACTACCAAATTAGAGACTTATTGATTAAAAAGTCAAATATCGCCAAAAAGCGGTTAGCGAGGGGGTGAAATATGAACAAATTGCAAGTTATCAACCAAGACGGGGTTTATGTAATTGACAGCCGGGATGCCGCCGAAATGACAGACGTTAGGCATTCTGACCTACTCGCTAAGATCGCTACGTATGAAACCCACTTAACCAACGGAGAATTCCGTTCGTTAGATTTCTTCATCCCGAGTACTTACATTGATGCCAAAGGCGAAAGCCGCCCCTGCTACCTCCTAACCCGCAAAGGCTGCGACATGGTAGCCAACAAAATGACAGGCGAAAAGGGCGTACTCTTCACAGCAACTTACGTGACCAAGTTTGAGGAAATGGAGAAGACGTTAACCGCGCCAAAGCAAAAGAGAACATCTTCCCGCGTCCGGCCAGCAATCAAAGACGCATTTGACACAGCGGAATATCTCAAAGAAAAGCTAGGTATAAGTATCGGCATAGCCCAGGCCGCATGTATTCGCGCAGTAGAAACAAACAGCGGCCTAAATTTACAGGATATTGCGAAATGTCTCCCTGCTGCCGAACACGAAACCGGATACTTAAATCCTACCGAAGTTGGTAAACGTCTTGGAATTAGTGCGGTCAATGCGAATAAGGCATTACTCGCTAAAGGATTACTGGAACAACAAGTAGATGCCAAAGGCAATAAGGATTGGCGTATTACGGAAGCTGGAAAACCTTATGGCGAAGAATTCCCTTATGTGAAGAATGGGCATAGCGGCTATCAGATTAGGTGGAATGAGAGCGTTATGGAGGCGTTGACAGAGAAGGTCCCTGATGATGCCCAACTAACCGAAAACGATCTGAAACTTATCGACGATATGCGCGAACGGTTTGTGAAAGCCAATGAGTGATTGTGAAAACGTTGGCACGAAGGGAGGTGAGAACAAAAGTGATAAGCCTAATAGTTGTTATCCTCGCGGTGGCGTTCGTTTTTTATGGGATCACTAGATGACGAAAGGAGATAACCCCATGATCCTACCAAGATGCAAGACCTGCCCATGGCTCATACGCTCAGGCAGAAAGAGCCTTTGCAATCACCCTAAAGCGCCACAGTCCACGAAGAAGTGTGCAACCCGCATACCGTCGATTAATACCAGGACAAGCCCGGAATGGTGTCCGCTGAGGATTGTGTAGAAAGGAGTAGATTAATGAGGATTGAACGCGGTCCAGCATGCAAGGAGTGCCAATGTGCGGTATGCGGCAATCTACCCAAATGCCATGTCTTAGCTCCGACTACTGAGTATTATTGCGAAAAGGAATGTGGTGGGATGGTTGGCGTAGGTAATTGCCAATTCGCTAACCGCAAGAACGAGGAAAGCGAGGCGAAAACATGCTCAGAAAAACCCTAGAAGCCAAATTAGGCTCAATGACTAACGCAGAATTTCGCGAAGTCATGGCGTTAACCACTAATGACATACGAGCTAATAATGTCAACCTTGGAAAGATGACAAGCATGGCGTATGCGGTCCAAGTGGCGGAGATTACGCTCGGATTAATCAGGAGATATCAGGTAGCGTAGAAAGGAGATAGTTCATGAAAAAACCGATAACAACGCCTTGCTCAAAATGTAATGGTGGAGGATTTTTCGGTTATGGAACTGGATATAACGCGGTTTGTTATGAATGTGCCGGAACTGGCGAAACGTTAGTTGGATGGAAAGATGAACCAGTAAACGAACTCGACCAACTCAAGGCTGAAAATGCCAAGTTGATCGAATTAGCCAAGGGGCAGATTGATTTAAGCGAGGCCATCGAAGACGAGAAAGAGGTTGAACAAAATGAAAAGCAATAACACGGCAAACCAAGCCAGTCAAGCTGCAAGAAAGCAAGGGCTATCCTATTGGGATTACATGGAGAAAACCTATCATTGCGTTCGTCATTTTGTGTGGGGGTCCAAGAAAGAAACCCGCAAGCAAAAGCGCGAATCCCAAGATGTTATGAACTCTGCTATGGCTCGTAGCACAAATCCAAGAATGAGGTTTTTATCGCAAATGAAGAATCTGTTGGGTGGAAGGAGTTACTAATGGCAAGAATCGATGTCAACGAAAAGTATTGCGTCATCTCAGACCCTTACCAATGGACGGTGTATAGCAAAAGCACACACAAAAACGATCAAAAGGGTACAGAGACACGCGAGGGAGCTAAGGCCGGGGATGAAAGGTTAGTATTTGAGGGTTCAGTGAGCACGATCAATCAAGCCTATAAGTTCTTGCTCCATCGTCAGATTCGCGAAAGCAGAGCGTCGGGGTTTAGAGAACTGATGTCTGAAGTTGAGCGCATTGAAAAGGAGCTTGGTGAAAGTATAAGGATTTAAGGAGGCATCCTTTATGACCAAACAAAAGGACCAAATCTGCACTTGCGGCAAAGTGATGAATTTCCCCGATGGACAGATAAAAACTACATGCCCATGCGGGACAATTTGGGAGATGGATGAAGGCGGCGTATGGTTTTCTCAACTTGTTATCCCATTTGCTACTAAAGGGGCAAAGGTGAGAAATAAACGAAAAAGGAGAGCATCAAAATGCTAGAAAAACTACTGCGCTGGATCCTTAAGCGCAGCATCATCAGACGCGAAATCGAAGCGTACAAGCGCGAAAAACTCAGTCAGCGAGCTAAGGTTAAAAAGCAGGAGCATCATCACGACTGGCAACTGATCATGCAGGGCATGAGGGATACAGAGATGGATAAGGTTGTTGATTATGTAGATACGCGCATGATGGCGCAGAGGCAGGTTGTACCGCTTTATGTGGATAGCTGTCAGTGGGGGATTGAACGATGAAAAATGCAAAATGTCCAACTCGCTCACAAAAGATAAAGCTCAAAGCGCTTGGCATTAACCCCGAAGCGTGGCTGATCTCAATTGACTGCCCCGACCGCTTGGTGATAGTGCATCGTGTCACAGAAAAGGTCAGAACGCTGAATATGAGGGGGTTAGGGAAATGCGAGGCTTAACCAATAACCAAGTTTTATCCATTGTCAATCTCAGTGAACGTGTACCATCACTGTTCATTTATTCAAGCATCAGCGGCATAGGAATTTCGCGGACGGTTAACTTCATCTCTCAACCAAATGCCGACTACAACGAGTGTGATGTAGAAATAGACAAGATATTCCCTGACGCGGTTTACAGAAAGCCAAGTGTGCTTCTTGATGAAGATGGAACATTTAATGAGGCGTATGGCATTGATGATCCAAGTGGAGCGAGTATTACCTTTTTCTTGAAGAGGGCACCCGGACGCGAAGAAAGGCTATCCGCGCCAACGGACAGCCAAGACATAAAGGAAACGATACACCAACAGTATACGCCAACTGGACGTAGTTTAGAAGATATGTTGATAAAAGAGGGGTTAATCGTATGAATTTAACCTTCATCGATCTCTTCTGTGGAATCGGCACAATCCGAATGGGCATGGAGCAAGCTGGACATAAATGTGTTTACTCGGTTGAATGGGACAAGCACAAACGACAAATATACAAAATAATTTTTGGGAAGGAGCCAGAAGGTGCAGACATTAGAGCAACTAATGCTACAGACATTCCAAGGGCAGACATGTGGTGCTTCGGAGCACCTTGCCAAGACTTTAGTATTGCAGGAAAGCGAGCAGGGCTTGAGGGAGACAGAAGTTCTCTTGTTTCAGAAGTATTTAGACTCGTCAGGGAGACTCCAGAAGAATATCGACCCAAGTATATTCTCTATGAAAACGTTAAGGGAATGCTATCCAGCAATAAAGGATTTGACTACCTCGAAATACTCTATCAAATGGACGCACTGGGGTATGACGTGGAGTGGGAACTGCTCAACAGCAAAAACTTCGGAGTCCCACAAAATCGGGAGAGGGTGTTCACTGTCGGACATCTTAGAGGACGAGGTACTGGAAAAGTATTTCCTCTCGAATACGAAGTTAACGAATATTCTACAATCGGCAAGTCAACAAAAACCACAGTTGCTAGAACATTAACGGCAGGGGGACATAGCGGGGGAAATCACAGCGGTATGACAATGATTAATGTCATCGGGATGCTGGATATACATGGTCAAGACAATATTCGCAGAGTATATGGAATTGATGGCTTAAGTCCTTGCATAACCCCCTGTGAAGGCGGGAATAGGCAACCCAAGATACTTATTGAAGGAAGATTAAGAAGGCTAACTCCTCGTGAGTTTTGGAGGCTTCAGAGCATATCTGACTTAATCATAGATAAGGTCATGCTTGCAGGAATTAGCGACACACAAATGTATCGAGGAGCTGGTGACGCTTGCACTACCAAAGTTATCTTGGAAATTGGTAAAAAACTAACATGATTCACTTAAACGCTTTAGTTAACTAAAGCTCGAACCACCTAGAGCATATTATGTGTTATATCTCTTTCTTTAAATTGCTAGGATAAAGCATCTTTAAAGAAAAGAGGTAGTATAACGTAATGATGGATTGGTGGTTATACGGTAAGGCGGACAACACGTATGAAGACACGTTGATTTTTGAGAGTTTTCTGGATGATGAAGAATGAAGGGGAGTGAGTAAATGAAAAGACTTACAATCGAACAACTTCAAGCGGTCCAAGGGTTAGCCGAATATCCAAGCTTAATCCATAGATCTGGCCTTGAATTCCTTAACGACGGAACATCAGTGATCAGAGTAGTTTCTATGCCGAATGTGAGTTGGGACAAAGTAGATGCCATCATTAACAGCGAGTTAGACTTTGTTTTTCCCGAGCTTTGTTATCATGGACCATCTACTACTTATGTTGACCCCATGAATGGTGCTGAATGTGAGTTGTACTTTATCGATTACGAAGGAGAAACGCTTATTAGCTTAGTTATGCAAAAAGAAGAGGCTCCCTTTGCAGAGGGAACCCCGGACGAAGAAAAAATATCTCAACCCTATTATAGACCATGCGAGGGAGATTTAGAACAGGTCGGACCGTGTGAATGCGAAGGAGGACAATTATGAAAAAAGTGTATATCTGCCACCCCTTCAACGGCAAAAAGCAAAACCTCCAAGCCATCACGCACATCTGCCAAGCATTAACAAAGTTCGGCGTTATCCCAATCTCGCCAGTTCACTCTTTTTCCTATCTCAGCGACAAAGTACCAGAACAACGAGCATTAGCTCTGACCTTTTGCGAGGAGCTTGTAAGTAGCTGCGATGCAATATTTTTATGCGGGGCTTGGGAGCAGTCGGAAGGGTGCAATAGGGAGCATAATGTCGCGTTAATGGAGATGATACCGATTTATAATATCGACGGTTGGGATGGAGATAAGCCCTTGTTTAGGAGAAATCTTCCGTTGTGGTGGAAAAATAAAACTGAAAAGGATGGGAAATAGATGAATCAAACTATTATTCAATTACAATCACTGCACCTAATTAATTTCAAAGGCGTAGAGGATTTTACCCTTGAGTTAAACGGAAAAAATGCTGATGTTTACGGAAGAAATGCAACTTATAAATCCACGATTTATAACTCTAGTCAGTGGCTTTTATTTGGAAAGGATTCGGACGGAAGATCAGACTACCAAATAAAACCACAAGACAAAGACGGCAACGAAATCCATCATCTTGAATCAAGCGTCGAGGGAATCTTTCTTGTAAACGGCAAGTCTCTAAAACTAAAGCGCCAACTCTCAGAAAAATGGGTTAAAAAAAGAGGTTCGCAAGAAACCATCTTTGACGGAAATGAAACGTCCTACTGGGTAAACGACGTCCCTGTGAAAGCCAAGGATTATGTCCTAGAAATTAACCTTCTCATAAAAGAAAATATCTTCAAACTCCTAACGAATCCCCTCTTTTTCAATACGGATGGCAAGGGCTGGACTTGGCAAGAACGGCGCAAGATTCTGTTCGAAATATCAGGTAATTTATCAGACTCAGGCGTTATTGATTCATGCGTAACAGCATCCGATAAAAGCATGTTGGACCTTTTAACCGTAATCAATTCGGGCAGAACAATCGAAAATCACAAATTAGTCATAGCCGAGAAGATCAAAAACACCAAAAAGGATCTTGATGGGATACCTGCCAGAATCAGTGAACAGCAACGGTCGATATCCGTAGATGAGGTTGACTACACAGCTATAGAAACCTCGCTACAGGAGCAGAAAGCCACTTTACAGGGCATTGAATTAGAGCTAGCTACAAACGCTCAAGGGGCTAGTTTGTATCGTCAGAAACAGCAACAGGCGTATGCATTACAGAATCAGATTAATGGGCGGAAGTTAGAACTTGAAGTAAAAGCTGGGGCTGAATCCAAAAAGTTGGTTGACGAAAAAGCAAATCTTGAAGGTGAAAAGTATTCCATTTCCAAGGAAGTATCGAGGTTAGGCTCTAATTCCCTTGTAAGAATTGCGGAACTTGATGCAATTGCTGGAAAAATTATCGAACTTCGCAAAGAGTGGAGCGAAGAAAATTCGAGGCAATTTGTAGCTCCAGAAGGCTTTAATTGTCCAACTTGCGAACAACCTTTGCCCGAAGGAAAAACTCAAGAAAAGATAGATAAGCTGAAAGAGAATTTCGACAAGGACAAAGTTCAGGCATTGGCATCTATTCGCGCCAAGGGCAAAGATAAGGCGGCTAGGGCCGAAGTTCTTAACGAGGAAAAGGAAATAGATTCTGCGAGTCTCAGCACGTTGGAAGAATCTTTGAAAAGAATCAATATTCGCCTTTCCGAATTAGAAACCGCAATAACAGAGCAGCAACAACCGACAGTCGTTAATTATGATGCAGACAGCACTTATTCTGTATTTAAAGCCACTCTAGACAGGATTAACGTCGAACTGGACAAGCCCGTCGAAGATACAACAACCGAAATCCTAGCCAGAAAGCAAGAAATTGCAGACACAATTGAAGCCCTGAACAAAACCTTGAATCAGAAGGAAGTAGTCGAAAAGGCCCATATTCGCATTAATGAGCTAAAGGCAGAGGAAAGCAAACTTGCACAAGAACTCAGCGAATACGAACGACACGATTTCCTGATTAAACAGTTCACAAGTGCGAAAGTGAAAATGCTGGAAGATAGGATTAATAGCAAGTTCGAAACAGTCAAGTTCAAGTTGTTTGACACCCTGAACGATGGGACGGAGAAAGAAGTTTGTCGGACACTGGTAGATACGAACGGAGTGCTCGTTGAATTCGATGGTGCTAATAACGGTGGAAAAATTAATACCGGATTAGAAATTATCAATTTGCTGTCAGAGTTTTATGGAGTTAGTTGCCCTATTTTTGTCGATAACGCGGAAAGCTTGAGCAGTTTTGTGGGGGTAAATTCGCAGGTTATTAAGTTGATCGTCAGTGTGGAAGATCCTATTTTGAGAGTGGAGGTACAAGAATAATGGCAAATGAAGTAGCGGTAAAAGAGCAACCAATGTCGGAACGATTTATGAACAAGGTATTAGCTGAATTTAAAGGTAGCGTTGGCGATATTGCACTAACTAACTTTCAGAAGCGTTTAGCGCAAAACTACTTTATTGTTGCCGATTCCATGCTCAAGAAGGCAGAGGAAAAGCGCCTCAAGAAGACCGGAGATTACCAGGAACAACTATCCTACACCTGGGGGAATATCAATATGGAGGAACTTGCTCAGAGCGTTGTGGCGGCAGCTAGGATTGGCTGGGACCCGACACAAGAGAACCACGTTAGCCTAATCCCCTTCAAGCAAGGGGCACTCAATAAATATGGCATTACCTTCATGCCGGGATACAGAGGTAGGCAGCTCAAGGCAGTTAAATATGGCTTAGATGTGCCAGATGACGTTGTGGTCGAACTTGTTTATTCGACGGATAAATTCAAATCGCATAAAAAATCCCACGCCAATAAAGTTGAACATTATGAGTTTGAGATCACCAACGACTTTGAGCGTGGTGATATTGTAGGAGGTTTCTATTATCATATCTATTTTGATCATCCTGAGAAAAACAAACTTGTTGTTATGCCGCGTAAGGATATCGAGAAGAGGAAACCGGATAAAGCTTCTGCCGAGTTTTGGGGCGGAGAAAAGACAATCTGGAAAAATGGTAAGCCGGCCGGTAAAGAGCAAGTCGAGGGATGGTTCGATAAAATGTGCTTCAAAACTGTTTTTATTGCCGCCTACAAAGACATTACCATTGACAGTCAAAAGATTGATGATGATTACATGCGACTAAATCAGCTCGAACACGAATTTAAAGAAGCCGAGGTCGAGCAGGTCATTGCCGAAAACGCTAATAAGGGAGATGTTGTGGATATCCAAGGCGAGGAAGTTTCAAGCGACCGAGAAGCAGTTACGGAACCAGAAGGGATTACTGATGCTGAAATAGTTGAGATGGATAAAAAGGCCGAGGAAGCGAATAATCAAACCACTGGCCCAGGGTTTTAGGCTATGAACTTAAAGGTTATAAATTCAGGGAGTAAGTAAATTAGGGAGGTGTGAAAATTGGAACTATGGAAAGATATTGAGGGATTTGAGGGTGTATATCAAATATCAACCAAGGGTAGGTTGAAAAGCTTCAAGAAATTAAGGGAAGGGTTTATCTTGTCTAATAAAAACAGTAAAAAGGATTATCTTTCCGTAGTCCTTACTCATAAAGGACGTGTAAGGTATGCGAGAATTCACAAACTTGTTGCTGAAGCTTTTATAGCCAACGTCAATAATAAGCCTCAGATAAATCACAAGGATGGCAATAAGCAAAACAACAAGGTTGAAAACCTAGAGTGGGTATCTGGGAGCGAAAATGTTATCCATGCAATATCTATTCATCCAAACATGCTAAAAGGAATGAATAAATACAACAAATTCATAAGACCTAATGCCATTCAACAATACAACCTAAATGGCGAGCTACTAGCCGAATATCCCAACGCTCAAGAGGCCTTTAGGTTAACTGGAGTATGCGGAAGGAACATTCTTCAAGTTGCAAGCGAGACAGAATACAAACCAGGATTAACTAGGAAACAAGCTGGAGGATTCATTTGGAGATTTAAAGAGAGAAAGGGGAAAGTACAATGCACCTCAAGGTTATCAGTTCGTCATCAAGGGCAAATGGCTATGTTTTAGAAAGCGACACCGGTTCTCTTTTAATTGAATGTGGAGTTTCTTTTAAAAAAATACAACAATCCCTAGATTTTAATCTATCTCGTATCCGTGGGTGCCTAATAACCCACGAACATCTTTGACCATTCACGAAGCGCAAAGGACGTTATTAAGGCGGGTGTAGATATTTATACCTCTTCCGGAACAGCCAAGCAAATAGGCATATCTCAGAGCCACAGAACACAAATGGTTGACGCTGGCGTACAGTTTCAAGTTGGAGATTTCATCGTTTTACCGTTCGACACTCAACATGATTGCGATCAGCCTTTCGGCTACCTAATTCAATACAAACCAACCAGCGAAAAACTTATTTTTTGTACGGATACCTACTATATTCGCAATCGTTTTAATTCACTAAATTATATCCTTGTAGAATCAAACTACTGCAAAGATACCCTTGACGCAAACATTGAAGCTGGCTACATCCCCCAAAGCATGAAAAACCGACTACTCGAAAGCCATTTTTCACTTGAGCATGTCAAAGAGTTTTTGCGAGCTAATGATTTGTCGCAAGTGAAGAAGATAGTGCTACTTCATTTATCAGACAGCAATTCCAACGCAGAAAGAATGGTTAGAGAAATCGAAGAGTTGACAGGAAAAATTGTTGTAATCGCGGAGGCTGGAAGAAATATTCCACTAGAACTTTATCCTTTTTAAGTAACCAAACACAACGGCAACTCACACTTGCCTCATTCGAGGAGGGAGTAAAATAGCCACATTTATAAGGAGCTCACCTATTTTAAGGACCAGAAAGACCCGACGATGTTTCGCGTGCAATGAGATGATTGAAAAAGGAAGCAAGTCTGTCGAGTGGGTATCAACAGATGGCAGAACAGTATCTAGCGTACATCTCCATCCTGAGTGCTGGGAAGTAACCGAAGAATACTGCTTTGGTTGCAAAAACTGTGACGATGGCGATGGTTTTTGCGAAGGATACCTCTATGAATCTATAAATGGAGGTTCGGAATGTGAAGGTGTAAAAACGTGGCTAGAATCAGGCAAGGTCATAGTGATTGAGTAATTAAATATAGGGGCGGTTGAAAGGCCGCCCCATTAATCAAAGCAGGTAAATATGTCTTACTCCTTCTATATCAATCCTGACAAGTATGCTATGGCGGCACAAAATGGCATCAACGAAAGAGTAGTCACAGCAAGAGTGCGTGACCTAGCGTGGAGTATTGAGCGAGCTATAACAACCCCTGTCAACTACCACAAATGGGGTGAATGGCTAATCATAGCAGAACGAAACGGCATAAGCAGGTCATTGTTTTATTCTCGCGTAACGAGAGGGGGCATGTCACCTAAAGAAGCGTCAGAGATACCTTCTATTGAGCGAGATACGATCATTAAGATCATGGCTGAAAAGAAGCGCAAATATCCCAAGGAATATGAGGACATAGCTGTGAGAAACGGAATATCAAAGGGTACTTTTGTTACCAGAATGGGCAGGGGATGGAGCGCCGAAATAGCAGCCACTACTCCAATTGATACTAGATTTTCCAAGAGATGCGCCTTATGACCACGAGCTACATCCAACTCGCACAATCCAATAACATCTCAAGGAAATGCTTCAACGCCAGAATAAAATCCGGCATGCCAGAACTCGAAGCAGCGACAAAACCTGTCATGACCAAGCAGGAAATTGGCAAAAATAATAAGTCAGTATGGCAGAAGAGTATGGGTGGATTGTTTAGGAAAAACGTGAATGATTACATTTAGAGATAATAATAGAGAGAAATGAGTGTGATTAAATGCTTAAAACTGGAGAATTATATACACTTGCCTTAAATAATCCAGAAGCAATAACTCCTTATAAAAGGATGAAGAACGGGGAAATATATTTCTTTAATTCATTCAAGAGGCTCCAGAGACAAGGATCAACCGACGAGCCTACACAGCTGCTATTTGATGAGGATTGGGAGCCGGTGCCTCAAGAAGTCACTTGGCAAGAAGCTCTTTCGGCATGGATCGAAGGTAAAACTGTCATAGTTACATTGAGCGGTAATGATAAAAGTACTTATCGTGGTAGGGATACCGACAATCAGTGCTTGCAGGATAATGAGCGAACATGGACGGTAACTAGACAAAAATTAAAGTACGGTAAATGGTTCATAGAATAATGCCAAAGCTGGGCATTTGAATAAAAACAAAAAGGAGCAGAAGGATTATTTTATCTATAAGTTGGATGGGTTATTGATGCTGGGTGGACAGGCTGAGTAAAGGGAGGGGTAAAAGTTTGCTTGATTCAATTATTTTAGGTGACTGCCTGGAAGTTATGAAGGGAATACCCGCAAATAGTATAGATTCTGGCGTAACGGATGCGCCTTATGAATTGGGATTCATGGGGAAGTCTTGGGACAATACCGGAATTGCCTACAACGTTGCAATGTGGAAAGAATTTTTACGTGTACTAAAGCCTGGGGGATATCTACTATCCTTCGGTGGGAGCAGAACATACCACCGAATGGCTTGTGCTATTGAAGACGCTGGATTCGAGATCAGGGATCAGATCATGTGGATTTATGGCAGTGGATTCCCTAAGTCTTACAACATTGCCAAGGGTATTGAAGGTAAACTGCTTTACGGGTCAGCTAATACAAAGGATTACTGCAAGCTGGAAAAGACTAATTTTCAGCAGCAAGGGATGGGTTTCAATAACATCCATTTAGAGCAGGGAGATAGGCCAGCATCGTATGAGTTGGGTGGAACATTCGATCTAGATGCTCAAACTGATGAAGCAAAGCAATGGGACGGTTGGGGTACGGCTCTAAAACCTGCGCATGAACCTATTGTAGTTGCCAGAAAACCATTAAGCGAAAAGACAGTGGCGGCTAATGTTCTTAAATGGGGAACAGGTGGGATCAATATCAACGATAGCCGAATAGGGACCAATGACGATAGAGGTAGACCACCACGTACACCAAATACAGTATATGGAAACGGAAAGGGAACCAACTTAACAGAAAGCCAAAGTAATCCATTGGGAAGATTTCCCGCAAACATAATTTTTGATGAAGTAGCAGCTGCAGTTCTGGATGAGCAAACAGGCATACTGAAAAGTGGAACTGGAGCTAAAAAGGGAGTATCAAGTAAAGGTTATCAGGCTAATGCTTACGCAAGAGAAAGTCGTCCAGAGGGAACGGAAATGATTAGTTATGGCGATTCGGGAGGGGCAAGTAGATTCTTTTATTGTGCTAAGGCCTCCAAGAGGGAACGGGGCGAAGGTAATAATCACCCTACCGTAAAGCCCCTTGATCTCATGAAGTACTTAATTAAACTTGTCACACCTCAAGGCGGTACGGTGCTAGACCCCTTTATTGGATCAGGCACAACCGCATTGGCCGCAAAGGGTGTAGGTTGCCATTTTATCGGAATTGACAAAGAAAAAGCTTATGCGGGTATTGCAAGGGCTAGAATAGGGGTCGAGTAAGAAAAGTCAGATGTATTGGGAGTAAAAAAATAGCCAGGGAATCACTCCTGGCTTTCTCTCTTCACCTCAACTCCATATTTTTTCAATAAATCCTCTAACGCCTCATCAATCAACTTACTGGCTGGAATTCGTGTATCTTTTGATAATTTGCGTAATCCGGCCAGTAAATCTTTATCATAAGCAGCGCCAAAACGTTCTCTATTTCTTAATTCGCCAGTCATAATATCTCCTCCCAACTTTGTATTATACAGTCTACACAAAGTTATTTCAATTTATACCTATTGATTGTTACTTGTACAAGTATATGTTATAATGTATAAGTAGGATGATTAAGGAAACGGAGGTAAGTAAGTGTTAAAAATTAAAACCGACCGAGCTAAATTAGCGGAGTTAAGGATAAGAAAAGGCGTGTCAATTGCAGATTTAGCCAAGAAGGTTGGAGTGTCCAAGGAAAGTATTTATGCAATCGAAAAGGGCAGATTCAACCCTAGTCCTGCTACAGCCAAGAAGATAGCTGAGGAGCTTGATATTCCATATGATGATATTTTTTCTTTAGTGGAAGGTGAATGACTTGGCAAGACCGCAAAAAGAGGGATTGGATTATTTTCCCCTCGATATTGACATGGACCAAGACGACAAAGTTTTGCTTATTGAAGCAAAGCATAAGATCACTGGATTTGCGGTTTTAATCAAACTTCTTATGAAAATATATAAGGAAGGATATTTCTATAAATGGACAGAGCGCGAACAATTACTACTCTCCAGTAAGGTTAATGTAGACATTAATATTATCACCGAGATAGTTTCTGATTGCATTAAGTGGGAATTTTTCAATTCATCCTTGTATCTAAAATACGAAATACTTACTAGCGGAGGAATCCAAAAAAGATACTTCAAATCTGTAGAAAGACGCAAAGAGATAACGCTCATATCTGAATATCTACTTATTTCTCCACCTAAGCAAACTGATAATTTTACTGTAAATATGGTTTATGTTGACGGTAACAACCTACCATCTGTAGTTAATGTAGACATTAATCCTCTTGAAGATGGATTATTTCCTACAGAAATCCCTAAAGAAGAGAATAGTAAAGGAAAGGAAGTAAAAGAAAGAAAAGAAAATGATCTCATTCTTCTGCCTGATGAAATAGACCTAATTCGCACACTTGAAAAAGTTAAGGATTATCCGATTGACAGGGCGAAGGAATTGAAAATGTACCGAGAGCTTCAAGAACGATACCCAACCATAGATATCTTGGGAGCGATTAAGGACTGGTCTTTCGACAAACTAGATAAGCCGCTTGATGTAAAAAGTAAACCAAGATCACAGATTAATACGTGGCTGGGAAATTGTGTTAAATGGGGCAAGAACTTAAAAGCCAAGGGAGGTAACAAAACTGGAAGCAATTCAATCGATCAAGGAGATTCTAAACCTTGGGAAACGGACCCCATACTCTCCGAAATCCTCAGAGGAAGAAGTTAGGAACAGACTTAACCTTTTCAACACTGGAACATCTGGATACAGTTTAAAACCTGTCGAAAAGAAATATAACTGCTCTGATTGTGAAGATCGGGAGATAGTTGCCACTGATGAAAAAGACTTATACGGACTAACGCTTTACAAGGAGTGTGTTTGTAAGATTAAGAAGAACGCGGCCAGAAAACTAAAATCATCCGGGCTAACATCTCAACAGCTCAGATACAGCCTTGCTAATTATAAAGTCAACGACGGAAACCGAAACATGCACAAGGGTGTAATTAATTACTTAAAGCTATGGCCTGAATTAATCAAAAGTGAATCGGACGCCAAAGGGTTTTTATTGCTCGGAAATCCAGGAGTAGGGAAAACGATGTTAGCCAGCATTATCGCCAAGGACATGCTTGATAAAGGGGTGCAGGTTGTGTTTGTATCGTCTGCCGACTTACTTGCAGAGTTAAGGGATGCTCAGTTCAGGAAAAACGAAAGTGGCATGGAGGCAAAGATTGAAACTTTAGCCAAGGCTCAAGCTCTGATCTTGGACGATGTCGGCAAGGAAAAACCCACAGAATGGGTGCAAGCGATGTATTACCGGCTGATTGATCTAAGGTATCGCGCCAATCTATTGACGGGGTTTACGACGAACTACTACCCCAAACCACTTGAAGAAAGATTAGGAGATTACGGCGAGGCTACAGTATCTAGGATTTTAGGCATGACGGTAGATCATTTATTATTTGCCAAAGATTTTGACCACAGGACAAAAAAAGATTAGGAGGGGCAAGCCATGCTCGGTAAAACAGCCCGACAATTCAAAAAGCCACGAAAAACATATAGAGATTACCTAACGCCCGACGAAGCTAAGAAGGCTAGGGAATTCCTTGATTCCGTGTTAGTGGGTTCAGTTCTTGCAAAAAGTGCAGGTACGCAAATGGATATCGGGAAGTGTATAAAAGCCTATAGGGACTAATAGAGGAGGAAGAATATGATCAATCCGATTTATAAGCCGAGCGGAAAAGCTCTTGAATATGCACCCTTAGCTCTTAATATCTACGAGGGATGTTCACATTTATGTACTTATTGCTTTGCCAAAAAGATGCACGACAGATGGAAACCAAACGAAGATTTCGCTGACGTTAAACCGCGCGAAGGAATAGTTGAAGCGACCAAAAAGCAATTATCAAGCGGTAAGTTCAAAGGCAAGAATATCCTTCTATGCTTTTCAACAGATCCTTATTGCGATATTGACACAACTCCAACCAAAGAAATTATCGAAGCCATCAAAAACGCAGGAGCAAACTTCACCGTTCTAACAAAAGGCGGCATGAGGGCGAGTAGAGATTTTAGCTTGTACGAAAAGGGTGATTCGTTCGGGACAACCTTGACTGTCCGCAAATGCTCTGAACGGTGGGAAAAAGGCGCAGCACCCGTAGATGATCGAATAGCTGCCATCATAACGGCAAGAACGCTTGGAATAAAAACATGGGTAAGTCTTGAGCCTATCATCATTCCTGCCGATGCACTTGACTTTATCCATATTCTCCATAAACACGTTGACCTTTGGAAAGTTGGTCGCTGGAATTACGATTCAAGAGCGAATCAGATTGACTGGAAACAGACTGGCGAGAATGTCGAAATGGTACTTAAGATGCACGGGTGCAATTATTACATCAAGGATGATTTGAGAAAAGCTATGGAGGGTAACATTTGAACTACTTCGACGAAGCACGAAAACTATTACCCTGCTCGAACTGCCTCAAGCGTCGCTACGCATGCGTAATCGTCCTGCATGGTCAGATTATATCAAAGGGATGGAATACAAGCCCTACAACATGCGTTACGTGCTCCAGATTGGATATAGAGCATAACGTAGGAGATTACGCCGAATGTTCTAGTGTGCATGCAGAGCAAATGGCACTCATTAATGCGAGGGAAAGCCTTGAAGGTGCAGAGTTGTATCTAGTATGCGCTGATGAGGTTGATCCTATACCTTGCCCTACATGTGCGAAGTTGATGGATTTTTATGGAGTAAAACTTGTTAGGGAGGTACAAAATGAAAATGGCACAATCAATAAGCCCTATGGAAGCTGAAGCTATCGAGCAACTATGGCTAAACGGACTTACAGACAGGCAAATAGCGGAGGAATTACGATGCAACACCAAAAGGATCTGCAATTTTAGAGCCAAACATGACATGGGCTCGAACGTGGGTATCTTCGATTGGGACGAATTAGGATACTCAGACAATGGAAAACGCAACTATAACAAGAATGAGGAGGCTGAACATGTCAAAAATATCTGAAAATGCAAACAAATTGCGAGCAGAAATAACAACAATAGAACAGTTTAACGCGATTGGGCTAACCATCGACGTAGCGCGAAAGTATGACGTTAGCACAAGTGTAGCTTATTTGCTTAAAAAAGGGTTGGAGGCTAACGCGAAGATCAAGATAAGAAAGGTGGTCATCGAGCAAGTTAAAGAGAGTGCGGAGGAAGTGGCTGAGGTTGCCGTAGAAGAGCGAGAAGATGTGTCTGAGGCGTTGGAGAGTGAGGGGGTGGATGATTGTGCGGAAGTTGGTAAAGTCGAACCTAAAACATCACAAAGCGAAGTTTCAGAATGTTACGGGACATATGAAGCAGAATGTTTCGACGAAAAAGTTGAGGATGAATCATATTTGTATCATGATGTTGGCGACCTAGCCGAACCAGAACCAACATGGACCGCGCGAGAAGTCGAGGAAACGGAAGAAGTCATGGACAGAATCATGGCAAATATTGACGAGAACTTTGGCCTTGAAGAAAAAATAAAGCAAGCATGGGTTGTCGTGGGAGATAACATAAGGTCGCTTCGAGAGCTGAGGGAGATTGAATTTGAGGAGATGTTATTGCGAGTAATCCGCGCATGATGGGAGTGAGCATAATCCTATGAGAGGGCCATAGAGTGGTGCTAGGGCTTGGATAAATTAAAATAGGTACAAAACTATAAGGCGAGATGGATAGAGGGCCTAGAAAGGAGCAAAAAATGATTAAAGAAAAGCCGATAATTTTTTCTAGTGAGTCCATTAATGCGATTCTGGAAGGGAGGAAAACTCAAACAAGGCGAGTAGTTAAATATCAACCGCCTGAAAATTATCATATTATTGGCAGAATCACGAGTTCGACAAATTCCAAAAACGAGGGGTGCGTGTGCTGGGAGTCGGATAATGGGCGGGTAAGTCATTATTGCAAAATACCCCGTGATGTCGGAGATATCCTTTGGGTTCGAGAAACGTGGTCACAGCTTGATATGGACTATCGGGTAGTAACTGGAAAACTTGATATCGACGATTTTGAAGGTTGCCCAATAGTATACAGGGCAGATGATAACCCTGAGCATTTTAACTACTGGCGGCCATCGATCTATATGCCACGCAAAGCCGCTAGGTTATTCCTGAAGGTGACAAATATTAGAGCCGAGAGGTTGCAGATCATAACTGAGGAAGACGCAAGAAGCGAAGGTTGTATTGATTTTCACGACAAAATAGGTGATGGAAAATTTGACGATGTTGCCGAATTTGATCTCACGGCCAGGGATGCATTTAGTGAACTTTGGGATAATTTAAACAAAAAACGAGGCTACGGATGGGGCTTAAATCCGTGGGTGTATGTACTGGAATTCGAGAAAATAAGCGAACCAATAGGACAATAGAAAATAATGAGGATGTGTGTTTAAAATGAATCCAAGAATAATCAACGAATTCGAAGGTGGACCGACTCACATTTACTTAGGCAAGCATCCACTAAGGCACGATGAGGATAACAAGGCTATGCTTTTTTGGTCAATTAATCTTAATCCAGCGATAAAGCAAATGCTTGGTGAGCAAAAATGCACAGCAACGCCGGAATCCATATTGTGGGACAAGATGCCGATGGTTACTGCCTGTGAAGAGTGCGATGAATGTGAGTGTGATAGCAATATAAGTCCTTGTTCGAAACAGCCAAAAGAGGTGGGTGACAAAGGCATGGGGCTAAAGGTAACCGAGGTTCTTGAGGGTTGGTTTATCGACTTGGGTATGTGTACTCAATGGAAGGTGTGCGAATGTTGCAAGGGAAAAGGATACTTGATCTAAAAGGATGAGGATGTGCCAAAAATGAAATATCCAAATTGGGATGAGCTAGAAGAATATCAAAAGATTAAAGTTGTGCAAAACGAGTTAGACCTAGTAACTCACAACGGAACAACCAAGGATGATCTGTTAAATATCATTGTGTGGTTATGGGCTAAGTTCGAGATTGAGCAGAAAGAGGTAAGTGAGCATGAATAAGATTATTTTGTCAGGGAATTTAACGAGGGATTGTGAGTTACGCTATGGAACTTCGGGCGTTGCTATTTCCAACTTCACACTAGCGGTCGGGCGAAGGTTTAAGAATTCCGCAGGCGAGAAAGAGACAGATTTTATTAACGTGAAATGTTTTAAACAGCTTGCAGAGCTATGTGCAAACGCATTAGCAAAAGGAAATAAGGCCCTTGTCACAGGGTCGCTACAGATTAGTGATTACACGGATAAGGATGGCAATAAAAAAAAGGTCATACGACGTGATTGCCGACGAAGTGGAATTCCTTAGCCCGAAGAATAGCAACTTATCGGAATCCTCGAATAGCTCAAGTGAGGCTAAAGGCTCATTTGGTCACGGAGTTTCCTTAGATGATGACATTCCTTTTTGATAATCATTCTAATTAAATACCAGAAAGGAAGGGAAACCCTTACTTATCAGGCTTCCCATATTTCTTAAGAACTAATTCTATTGCTTCATCCAGTAACTTTGATTGGGCAATTTTCGTCTTCTCTGATAACTTTTTGAGCTTTTCCACTAGCTCATTATCCAAGGAAGTTGTATATCTTTGCCTGTTTTTTAAATCTCCCATTTCCTCACCTCGAATTATATTATATACCATGCTTAACCTTAGTGCAACTTAGGTAAGCTTATGGTATAATATAGATAAGAAAAGGAGGTGAGAATATGAAAAACAGATTCGAATTTAGAGGGGATAAAGTGGCAATATTTTTAGATAGAGAAGATGGATCTGTGATGGAAACTTTAATTGATAGGGAGGATTTAGAGATAGCCCAAAAAGGTGGTGCAAAGTGGCATGCTCTTTGGTCTGAAGGGACAAGTTCGTTTTATGCCATAAGTAATGTGTCGATTAGCGAAGGATTGAAACCAAAACGCCTACATCGATTAATAACCAATTGCCCCGATGATTTAGTGGTAGATCACGTTGACCATGACACATTAAATAATACAAAAGGGAATCTTAGAAATGTAACTCATTCAGTAAACATGCAAAATAGAAAAGCAGAATGCAAAACTAATTCAGGATTTAGGGGCGTTAGTTGGCGCAAATCATCCAAAAAATGGCGAGCCTACTTAATGATTAATCGAAAACAGATAGGGCTAGGAGTATATAAAGAACTTGAACAAGCGGTTAAGGTCGTACAAGAAGCCGGGGCAAAATTAATGTCAAATTATATCAATTAACAAAAGGAGTGATTCGGTTGAAAATCTACGAATGCGATGGATGCCACAAAGAAATAGAAGTCTACGACGAATACGAACCAGAATTTTGCTGTAAAGGTGAACAATGCGGATGCAGGGGGATGCCAATAAACCCTGTCTTCTGCGATGAATGCGAGGTAAGGGTTTATGGTAGAAACCCATTACTAGAGGAATTACCTAAGCTACCCTTCTAAAATTCGACAAACAGAAAGGATTGATCACTATAGCTAAATCGAAGCTGCGCGTAAGAAGTCCGTGTAAGTGCCTACAATGCCCCGAATCTGCACCTCGCGAAGATGGAGCTGGCTTAGTTTGTGAAACGCTGAAAGAAGCGTGCAATGGATCATGTGGCGAGTGTATGAGCTGGGTATGTGAGAAGATTTTGAATAAGAAGAAAAAGGCGAAGAGGGGGAATGTTGAGTGAGTAGAGATGAGATTTTAACCTTAAAACCCGGCACGAAACTAAATCTATTAATAGCAACAAAAGTCTTAAGTTGGACAATTTGGGAAGAAAAAAGAGGTGATTACCTTTATGTCATTTTCCAAAAACCCAACGATAGGGAACCGTGGAGAGCCTTTAGGAATCCGGAAATCATGAAGGAAAGATACAGGCAAATAGAGGCTAGCGAAATTGATGAAATGAAACATATCGTCCATGGCTTAAAAGATTGGTCAAGAAGTATTGAGGATGCCATGAAACTATTTGACCGTTTCTATCCAACTAATCTCCAACATTATTCAGGTATCGGCGACGAAACTGTATATAAAGCCACTATTGAATATGATTGGGTGGTAGCCGATACGGCGTCAGGAGCCATTTGCAAGGCTGTCTTATTGTACATGGAAAGAGGTGATTCCTAGTGTGGTGGCAAGGGTTTTGGACAGGCGCAATATCCACAATTGCCATTATTATTTACATTGTGACAATAGCGATGGTGAAAACGGCGGATAAGACGGATCGGAGGATGGGAATTAAGTAGTGAGTAATACGCTATACGCTAATAGGGGTAAGGGGCTAGAGCAACTTATCGAACATGCCAACGAGCAATACCAAGCCAAAGGTGATGCTCTTATCCAAAAAGTTTGGGTTCCTTGGAAAGTTATTTGGTCAAAAGGAAAAGTTACGTCAGCTTATCCAAGCGAAAAATCAACAATAGATTACATTGGAGTAGTAAAAGGACGAGCACCTGTCGCCTTTGATGCCAAACAATGCCACGATCAAAAACGATTCCCTTTATCCAACATCGAACCACATCAAATTGAATTTCTAAAGAATTGGCAGGCTCAAGGCGGAACATCCTTCCTACTCATCGAAATGACAACCAAGTATAAAATCTACAGGCTGGAACTAGATGAGCTCATGCGGTTTTGGAATGATGCACTCTCAGGAGGAAGGAAGAGTATACCAATTAGCGAGTTTGATGGATTTAATGTTGTTTGTCAGTGTGGTGGTGTAGTTTTAGACTATCTTGAATTATATGGAGATTTTTAATAAGTAAAGTTTAACTAAATAGCAATAATTAAATAAAAATTGGAGGTACAAAATGAAAGAATGCGGTGAAATGAGACAAGAACGAGAAATGACATGCGAGAATTGTGCCAAGCACGAAACATTAGCATGTAGTATGGCCTGTACGGTCTATGATTTAACAGGGTGGAAACAAAAGTGGGATTGCAACAACTGCAAAAAATACCCTGATTGCGATGGGAAAACTTGTCTGGATGGGGAGTGGTTTGAGGCGAAAGGCAGAGAAGATGATGCCATAGAATTTATATCCTTCGACCGACTCAATGGACTCCTACCAACTATCGAATCATGCACCTACAAGTTGATTGAGGAGCTAGGGGAATTACTTCAAGTAATCGGTAAAAATAATCAAATGAGCGGAGAGAAACCGAGACTTAAGACGGGCGAAGGAAATCCTTTAAGATTAATCGAAGAGGCATTCGACGTTGCGCAGAGTGCGGTCACGATGATCTATACTATTGCGGATAAGTGGGGGATATCGGTCGAAGATCAACGGATATTGCACGAAAAGAAATTGATTTCGAAAGGATATTTTGTGGAAGTATGAATAAAATCCTAGCCATCAACGGCAAATACTACGCAGGAGATATTCCGGCCAGCGGTAAGCGATCAGAAGCAACGCCTATCAAAAGTCGAAACGACCTCAACGCTATCCTTTGCGACATATTTAGTCGAGTTGTCAATGGCGAGATGGAGCTGAAGAGGCTTGAGATATTCGATGCTAAGGGGGAACAAAATGATCAATAAAACGTGCAAAACCTGTAAGTATGATAATGCCCAGATAGTATGTAATCAATGCATCCCAAGGCTTAAATGTTGGATGCCAATCGAAGTTCCGAAGGAAAACAAATTCTCCGAAATCCTTAATCCAATAGCTGATCTGATCGAACGTAAAAACACTGACTACGGAAATTCCTATGATCAACTTCGTGACAAATATGGCCCGGTAGGATTCTATATCCGCATATCGGACAAGCTGAACCGCATCGAACAATTGGATAATAATCCTGCACAAGTAAAGGACGAGGCGATAGAAGACACCATACGCGACATAATTGGTTACGCCACGCTTGAGTTGAACTATCGAAAGGAGAAAGCGTATGACAAAACAACAGAAAAGATGTAAGCACGAGTGGAGCTATTACCAAAAGTCAAAGCGTTGCATTGTTTGCGGACTAATGAGAGTAATCAACGATGACTAATGAGACGATGCTCAGGATGCTAAGAATATTATGGTTGTATTATCTTAAAATGCCGGATGTGAATAACCAGGCGAAGGCAGAGGACAACGATGATAAATGATTTTAAGTTGATCTTATTCGCAACGCTGGTTGCAGCTAGTATTACGGCATGGATAACATCGAATGTAGCGGATGCAATATGGTTGGGGGTTATGGCTGAGTTGATTAAGCCAAGGGAGCTGGGATAATGACAACAATTAACTACTGGACAGCTTGGATAATAGTCACGATATCACTACTCATTATGGCCATGATTATCGTTGCGCTGGGGATAAAAGCTTATTTATGGATGTTCGGTAAGGTTTTGGATTTACTGTATATCAAGAAGGAGTTCATCCAGTATGTTCGGGATAAGAAGCGCGGCAAATTGAAGCCGAAACAAAAGATGGAATAGGAGTAAAAGTATGAACGACACGCTCAATAAAACAATCGAAGAGCTCGGATTAACCGCAAGAACTTTGCGTTGCCTGAGAAATGCAGGAATCAATACCCTTGAGGATTTGACTAAGATGTCGTATCTCGGATTGCCAGAGATAAGGAATATGTCCAGCTTTTCGATTAATGAGATTAGGGAGAAGTTGAGGGGTTTGGGATTTAGGATTAGGAACTTGAATTCGGCTAAGGAGGAAAAGTAATGAATATACAGGAGTTTGCCGAGATGTTGGACGGTAATGAAATGGGTAATGAGATAAGCAAAGTGGATACAATAAGGGCTAAGGAACTCGGGTTCGTCGTAGTGTTCGGATATTCGGATGACAACGCAGAATTTAGGGGAGCTATTAACGAAGAAGTTGGATGTTTTGATGGAAAGACAATTTACCTCGATGAACACGGAATTTTCGAGGAATGTGATTGCGAATGCGTTCATTCAGCTTTAGCGAAACAGAAATGTAAACAGATAGAAGCTATTTGGCATAATGAAGGAGAAGTGGCCTGGGCATATGAGACGGATATTCATCATGCCGAGTTTAAGATTATGGAAGATGATGCGCTTTTCTGTGTGGGGATCGTGTTTGATATTAAGAGTTTGGGGCAGTGGGACGGACCAACCGAGGTAATGGATGAAGCAATGAAAGAAAATCTAATAAAACTATCAAAGTTAATCAAGATTTTCAACGAAGCCAGGGCCACCGAATCTGAATTCGAAGCCTTCACTGGTTATGAAGAACCCATAGAAACCATCGAACAACTTATCGAAGCAATGGAATCCGAAATGAGTTATTGGGAAACGGAGGAAGTTGAATAAAATGTATTTTATCGAAAAAGGTGAAGATCTCATAGGTAAAACAATCGCATTCATTCATTGTGCTCAGTTCGCAGAAGCGATAACCATAGCCACTACAGACGGTGGATTGATGGTTGCTAAGCAAGATGATGACGGAGATAGCAGTGAAATAAGGATTTATAAATCACATTCCGTTCAACAATATCTCTTTGAAAAAGATGGACAAAAATGGCTAGTTGAAGAGCTTAAGAAACTCGGTGTTATCGGAGGAGACGATTATGATAAACTTCGCGAGGCTAGAAGGTTAGCCAGAGAGGAATCTGATAGAAAGCAGAAGGAACGCCATGAGAAGCACGAGCGCGAAGAATATCTTAGGTTGAAAGAAAAGTATAGGGAGGAACAATCATGAACCTACCCTTACAAATATGTGGCTACTACGCACTCGGAATAAACACGGCAATAGTACTAATGAACATTTTCGGAAATGAAAAACCGCTAAAAAGATTCATCCTCTTGATTGTGCAAGCTCCGATATTTTATTTTGTTGTAACGATGGTATTTAGGGGATAGGGGGAAATTGAGGAAATGAAAAAGATAATGTTTGGCTCTGAGGCAGATGATGTAAGAAGCGGAATTGCCAGATGGATGGAAATCGAGAAAAAGGTTCACATGTTAGGAAATATGATAAAGCACGATTACCATAATGGGTATACGTTGAAATTCATCAACGAGGTTTTTGAGGAAGGGTTCGAGATGTTTGAAAGTGAAGAAATAGAAATATTTGAAAACGGGAAAATGCAGGATATCTTAAAGACGCGCGAACTATCTCGCCAACTCTCAGGAAAAGTTGATCACACTGATTGGGAAAAAAACAGAAATAAACTTTATCCAAATTCCGACGCTTTAAATAACCGCTTGCCTGGAAGTTATGGCGCAAAACGGTAGAGAGGAGGTAATAACCATAGCAATGATAAAAGAATCCCAAAACATACTCGAAGAACGCTTGAAACTCTATAAAAAACATAAAGCAGAAGTCGTGACAACTATGCAGAGAATCCTGGTATGGGAACAAGCATTGAGCGCGGGAGAGCTATGGTTATTCGAGAACAGCGTAAGTAGAATTATCGGTATGCCGCACGCAACAACTACAACTTCGCCGACCGAGCATATAGCAGGGCGCAGAGAGGTTACGAGGGAATTAGTTGAGGCTTGGATTGACGAGGATCGGTCGAAGATGAGGTTTAAGACGCTTGAGATGGAGCAGATTGATGAAGCGCTGAAGGCATTAACGAGGGAACAGGAAACCGTTATTAGGTCTAAATACTTTGAAGTCATGACATGGAGGAACATTGAGATTGTGTTTAACGAGCGCCATTCTGTTGGTAGAGTTTATATCACAAACGAAATGTTAAGGAAGATTAACAGAGAAGCGCTTGAAGTATTGTGGGAGATATTAGGGCCATTATTTCAAAGATACCTTTATTTTAGTAAATACGTATAGATTACCAGAATATTACCGATTTATTACCACATTTGAGCTGTAAAAGGTTTATGATTATAACATTGAGAAGCATCGAATTGACCTACGTATCGTGGTCGTTCGGTGCTTCGTTTATTTAACTCATCTACCGTGTGTAGAAGGAGAATCCGGTTCTACGATCTGGAACCGGCTTTATTTTGAATATTTGACAAGCTCGCAAGGGCTTTTAATTTTGTCCTCCTTCTCTATTCTCACTCGAACACCTTCTTAATTGAGGGTGTTCACTTTTTTACTCAAAAAGCATGCCTTAATCTTGATGGTGGTACATAAAAGCACGCCTTAATTTCAGACATAGAAAAAGCATGCCTTAATTACATAAACAAAAACCAAAAAAGCATGCTTTAATTCAAACTAAAAAAGCATGCTTTAATATTGTTCGAAAATTATCCTAAAATGAGGGCTAATTTATGGGAGAGAACAGAAGCTGCAAAGAATTCAGCGCAATAGACAAAAGCCTTGAACGAACCAACTGCGCCTTATGCAGGAAGTATGACGTTGACCATTGCCTATGGATTAAGGAGGGAGCAACTAGTGAGAGAACCGCCTCGATGCAGATGCTACAAACCCCGAATATATCGCGATATAGGACGCTCTAGTTCTAGTTGTTCTAGCTGCGCCAATGTTCCTGCTTCATATTGCGACGAATACCTAAGTGCATACAAGCGATACGAGACAGCTCGAAAATGGGAAGAGTTCGAGAACAGTATGGCGTTTATGGCAAGAGATCGGATGATGAAGAGTAACCGCGGTTGTCGATTCGAGGACGAATAATTTTACAAGCTGGGGATATTTTTTCGGTGGAGCGATTTTATAAAAATTACAAGAAACCGATATTTTGGGAATGTCGAGAGAATTTTGGGAATGTCGAAATATGGTCATAAAATCAGGGTGAAATCAGGCGAACTTCGACAATAGGCGACAAATTGAGGTAATTAGAGGACGTTTTGCCGCCGTCGTTAGGGTATCGGCACATAGGCGCAGAGCGTTATCACAGGCGCAGAATGGCACCTGTATGGCGTTGAATAGTTAGGGATTGACATAGTTATGCCTTTGATATTTCGAGGGCTTAAAACGTCTTGTAGGGCTTGCGATATGATAGGACACAGAACGGTATATAAGGGCCTTGGATAACGATAGGTTGCATAGTGACCACACGGAGATTATGGGGGCTTATACGGCGTTCTAGGGCTTGCATGGGCTAGGGTGGCGTATAAGCCTATGGAGCCGGAAAGATAATAACGGGAACGCCAAAAAGCCGGATGATGTCCGGCTTTAAATTATGTTAATCTAGCAACCACGTAAGCTTCATATCTGGGGCCTTGATAATTTCCCCATCATGCCAAAAGCCCCATTCACCCCAAAAAAGGCGCGGCGTGAATGTTTTTATATCTCCACTTAGACCGTATTCGAGATCCGCAAAGTTTACCAGGCGATCTTCTTGACTGTAAACTTTATGTCCATCTACAGTCTTTGAACGTGCCGTAATTCCAGCCTTGACGCTTATATCTTGCACCTTGACGCGTCCTGTCTTACTGATCGTCTCAACCTTTACCAGTGATTCGCGATCCGTGTTATACCATCCGTGTTTAGCAAAGCCGCTACCGAATAGCTCCTGTGCCGCCTGCAGTGCTGTTCGTCCTGCGCTGTCTGTTGTTGGTTGTGCCGCTCCCAATGGCATGAGGTTAGCGATAGGTGTATCGCCGCTGTATTTGCTCTTAGTACCGTCTTTCTTGAGCTTGGCAAGGTATACAGTGGTGTACTCGTTTTGCCTTCCGTATTGGTGGTAGCCTTCGATTTCGTAAGTACCACGCCATTCTTTGACTTGGACATGTTGGCCGACCTTCCAACCTTGGACCTCTCTGAGGTTCGCTTGTTCGAGCGTGAACGCATGAAACATAAGTTATTCCTCCTTAATTTTAGTTGGGAAAAAACCGGAATAGTCCGGCGTGGATTTAAGCCAAAAATTCTTCGTGCCAATTTTCCAGGATTCTTTTTACGCGCAGGCTAGAGAGAGTTTCGTATTGTTCGCGAGAGATATTGTTCCACAAAAGATGCTCGATAACTTTAACACCAAGAATTTCTTGCAAGTCTCTCGAATCTTCTATCTCTGTTTTAAGTCGAGAGAACCACGTTTCCGCCACTTGATCACCTCTAAATTTTGATTCTCCTCCAAGTGCCCATAATCGGACATTTGGAGCAGGGCCAAAGATGGTCCCGCGATATAATTACATTGCTGCCACTATTTCACGCGCTGCCCGGTTTGCGCTCTCACTTCGATACGACTGCCACGCGGAAATACTAGGCGTCCACCTAAATCCATTTTTCTTTAACTGTGTTCGAACTTCTGCCGATGGCTTGCCATTAAAGAATATTTGCAGCCGATGCGCTTCAACATTGTCAACTATGCGTATGCCGTTTGTTTCCTCCGCGTCTGATTCTATGACAGTCTCTTGCGTGCCGCGTGCAGCGATCTTCTCAAGCTGGGATATTCGTTGCTTGGCGTTTCGGATCGTTGCGTTGTTATTACTGAGCGAATAAGAGGCAAAACCTATTCTGCCCATAAAATTAGGGGTCAAGGTTTCTTTTGCGGCTTTTTCGCTGGCTCCAGCTTCTACCATTGCAGCAATCTTCTCTTCGTCGGTCAGCTTCTTTTTACGGATGATGGCGTTACAAGCTTTCATTAATTCCTGCATTTTTTCAAGTCCGTCTATTTTCTCCTGCAATTTTTCAATAGCGTTGACATCATTGGATTTTATAACTCTGTCACCTGCGACGATGGAGGAAATTTTATACTCAGGGTTTCGGAATTCCTCGTATTCTTTCCAGAGATTACCTTCACGGCTCATGTACTTTTCGTGCGCTCTCATGTTGTAGTTAGCTGGGCCTGCGATCATAACACTAACATGTCCTGCACCATTTGCGTTGCGCTTATTGGTCCATGCGGCATAACGAGAGGTGTAAGAGGCTAGGAAACGATCTAGCTTGGCTTTCCCTTCGTCGGATACCCTGAGCTTGGCCGATTCAACTAACGTGGTGACGTTGGCTATTTCCTGGTTGAATTCAGCCGTTGCGCTGCCGGGTTTGTAGTCGGAAAAACTCATGTTTTCCTTTGATCGTTGGGCTAGTTGTTCGTTGATCATGCTCATGTAAATTACCTCTTTCATTCGTTTTTAGTCCTCGCTGAACCGCTCAAAAAGCGGCTGAGCCAAGGCTAAAAGCCTTGATGTTAGCTAATAAACAGTGTCATGGTGGACTTATTCGCCTTGTACTTGTCGCAATCTGCCCAATAAGGGACTATGTTCACCTTTTTAGGCTCACAGCCGTGGACAAATCGGTGATAATCTAGTTCGTCCGGTAGTTCAGCCAATGCGAGCGCCTTTTCCTTGTCCTTGTAAAACTCATGGATGTAGATGGTCATGCTATTTTCCTACCTTTCCGCATGTAGTTCTCAACTTCCCACCATGATGACATAAGCAGGGATTTACTGGCTAGTTCTTCGCGGTAAAATTCGAGTTGGGCGTCAGTGTATTCGAGCGATTCGGCATCCGTGCATGTTGTTCGAATAAATTCAAGCTTGGTAATGATTTCCTCGGTATGGGCTTGCATTTGGTGCCGGTCTATGCCGTGGTATTCAGCTATGGTGTATTTCATGATTGCTCCACCTTTCAAAATTGCGATTGGCGCGGGCTTGGAACCGCTTGCCTAGCGCATTATTAGGAGTTTTTAGGCTCCTAATCCTCTGCAATTACTTATCCATGTTTTCGAGGGCCTCGATATTGCCATCTTGGATATACTGCTCAATTTTGGCTTCTCGCTCATCTTCTTCTATGACTTCGCGCCTTGCTTTTTCGGCCTCTTCCTTGGTTTCGAACCAAGGAGACTTGTCAATTACGGGGCTGTCGTTGTAGATTCCCAATGCTAATCTGTATCCACCTTCGCTTTTAAAAATGTCTAATCGTTTCATTTTTAACACTCCTTCAATTTCTTAATTTAAAATAAAGCTGATACGCTTTTTGGTGTCGTTGTTTGTAATTGTAACGCCTTTATACCTCCTGCTATTTACAAAATGGGACTCGATAAGGTTGCGGACTTGATAATTACCGCCGGATAAATAAACCTCGATAACTGATCCGCTCCATCCAAACTGGATATCCGGCAACTCGTTTACGCACCCGTCTAGGACCCTGCTGATAGCGGCTTTAACCTTTGCTATTTTGAAAAACATAACGTCATCCTCATTAGACATTTAACATACCTCCTTAATTAAGTCTGCATCAAATACTATTGCCCCATCTTGAGTTGTAACTGCCATAATGCCGTTAGGCTCCGCGATACGCTCCCAAAACCATTGATAAAGCTCGGAGTCCCAAGCATCGGCGCTCTCCACAACGCTAGACGGGTCAAAGCTGTTGTAAATACTAATAGCGTCCACTGCATTATCCTTGACGTTGTAGTAGTAATCATCTGTGCAGCCGTTGCCAAAGTCCCCGGTAAAGCCATTTTTTTGATCGTACTTCCAAGTTTTGATAATCAGTGATTTGAGCGACTTGATCGTTTTGCTATTGTCCCTAGATGATTTAAAGATAAACTCTTTACTACCGTAATTTTCGACCGCGTCCCTGTTGGCCGCAAACATTGCGTGACCCCAGTTGGACATTACGTTTGATGAGTTAGTAAATCTGTGATAGAGCATCTGTCCTGACCTCCTTTTCCCCGTTCCTTGCGAGCTGTCGGGATGCATTTGCGGCGACTTTGGACGCCTGCTAGTGCATTACACCGGGTGCTGGCCGGTGCCATCTGCAAATCCTAACGGTCTCTAAGCTCAAACGCCGTCATAGCAACTAGCTCATCGTATTTCGCAATCGTCTCAGGCTTGCTCACGTGATGCGCTACCACGTTATCCCTGTAATCATGATCTGCAAATTTTTCAGCCGCCTCTTTAGTATCAAAAAACGCCGTGCTAGTGCTGTTCGATCTTCCTGAGTAATAACCAACGCTGTAATAAGTTTGTTTCATAATTTAAAACTCCTTTTTCCCCGGCTCCCTTTGTAGCCTGTCGGGATTAATCTTCTTCCCTGACACACGGTCAACTTTTCTCTCTCGGCTTCTTGGCGGACCCGGACCGCAATTGGCCGGGGGAAGCGTTTGTTGCACTGGATTGGGCTGGAGTGCTGTTTTCCATGTGTTAATAATACATCTTTTATGTCGTGGTGTCAAGGCATTAAGACAATAAATATTAAGTATTTTTAGGTAAAGAAAACCCCCAGCTATTGCGGCCGGGGTACTTTGTAGTGCTCATATATTAAGTTTGTGATAAGCTCATTGGCCGACTTTTCTTTTTTGTCAATCAGGTCCATTTTGATCATGCGCCAAATGTCCTGGGGGATGCGTAGTGTCATGCGTTCGCGGTCGTCGGTTGTTGTTTCTGCCATCGCTAATCCTTCTTTCTACGCTTAAAATTTTTATTTTGGTTAGGCTCTAACCCGCAAAACTCAAGGCATTCCGTCCATGTTCCGAAATACCGACATATAACCATCGTCGTGCATAGATTACTTTTCTTTGCGTGTGCATTAAATTCACGAGTTGTAGGTGTTTTACCTAATTTCTTAGCTAATTTCAAGACGCGTTCCACAAGTTCTTCTTTTTCTGCTCCTGTGAATCTATTTAATTTAAGATCACAAGCTTTAACAAATGCATTCCATGATCCAAATAATTTGCGGACTGCGTATTGGCAACCAAATTTTTTATAAAATTCTAATGCGTAAGGAGTCCGTTCTAAGTTTTTAGCTAATTCCTTGTAATCGAATATTAAAGAATATTTCTCAACGTCCGTGGTTAAACGGTTAACCTCTAGCCCGCAATCTTCAAGAAATGCATTCCACGTGTCGTGAACCTTAAAGATTTTATAAGGAAAAGGTAAGTCTGCCATCCGGGGCGAACGTCCTGTTTCTTTATGAAATTCCAATGCCATTTTCCGATATTCAATCTCCCTCGCTCCCTTTTGTTCAGAAGTAAGGGGGTGTCCATGGCGATTACTCATTGACAATCTCCATTTCCACTAAGTAATATCCCATTTCGTTGAAATCATCTTCAGTGGAAACGTAGGTAATTATCATTTTTGTTTCAGGTAATACCAGGCATTCAGCTTCATCTTCACAGCCAGTAGCGCCAAGGGCGCGAGTTTCATCAGTGCTAGTGTAGTCTACTACGTGACAGGGGACTTTATTGCATTGAAGGACATAAGTTATCGTGCCGGTGCTTTCGGGCTTAAAGGCCACTTTTGAATTATCACGGTCAGTCCAGCTTTCGACATTGCCCTTATTGTCATAGATTCCTCCTTCAACAAAGTCCATCTCCCAATTCGTTGCAATAATGCGGCCTAAATCCTTGATGGCATTAATGTTTTTAGCAATTTCGAGCTTTGTCATGCCGTTTACCTCCTTCAAAATTAGATCTTAACTTATTATATCATGGTGTCAAGACATATGCAAGATATATAGTAGCAAACATGTAGGGAGGGTTGTGAAAATGTAAATGGATTGGCTAGTAATACGCGCAGAATACGAGACGACAGAGATTACGCTTCGGGACCTTGCAGCAAAACACGGAATCAGCGCGGGCACGATCCGCAGCCGGAAGAACAGAGAGAACTGGGCCAAAGCAGAAGCGGCCAACGATGCAACGCAGAACGCAACGCAAGGCAAGCAACGCAATGCAACGCAAAAGAAGAGCGTTGCAACGGACAAGAAGTCCGGCCGGAAGAAAGCGGCAACGGACCAGGGAAAGAAACGGCCGGAAGAAGCAGCCGGGAGCGAGACGCATTATATAGTAGAGAGTTCGCCGCTCACAGAAAAGCAGCAGCTATTCGCGCTACACTTTGTCAAGGATCACAACGCAACGATGGCCGCAATAAAAGCAGGGTGTCCAAAGGCCGGCGCACATGTCCAGGGCAGCCGGATGTTAAGAGACGTTAAGGTTGCGGCAGAGATCCGGCGGCTGAAAGGTGATATAGCTCAGGACATCTTTCTTACCAAGCGCGATGTACTGGAGGTCTACGAAAAAATAGCAATGTCCGATCCTGGAGACTTCTTTGAGTTCGGGACCACTCAGGATTGGGTATATCTCGACGGCCAGCGCGTAGTCGGCCCGGACGGTCAGTACCAGGTGCAGGATGTCAACTTCGTTAGGATCAAAAACAGCGACCAGGTGGACACTTCGATGGTGCAGGAGATTCGGCAGACTAAGGATGGTATCTCTATTAAGTTCCACGACAAGCATAAGGCACTTGACCGGCTGGCGGACTTCTTTGACCTCACTCCGGATCAGCATCGGCGCAAAGTTGATGACGCTAATCTTAAACTTGCAGAGCGCAGGACCGCAGTTAATGAGGCTGACTTAGAGATCCGGCGCAAGGCTGCTGAGGATAGTATCTAGGCAGGAGACTTCTGAGGCAGGGGTGAGATGTGAGGCTAAGAATAACTTAGGCGGTGAATAGCCAGCCGGATGCGCTAACCAAGCGCTGGAAGTTGTTAAATGCCGGATTGATGCCCCAACTATGTCGAAAACTGGTATAAAAGAGGGGATAAAGGCACCCCCCAACCCCTATACCAGGGGGTTAAACCATCTGCCGTGTACCAAAGGCTCGTGATACTGAGTGGTGTTTTTTGATTTCACCCCAGAAATTCGGCAAAAACTTGGTAAGTAATTTTATGTTCTCGTAAGTATAGGTAAAAGGTGGTAATTGCATGAACACTAGAGACGATGACCTAACCGAACAAGAAGGAGTGAGGAAAATGGGTAACTTAGGTAAAAACGTTTTCTGCCAAAACAAGCGCAAAGAAAGCGTCCTGCTCGACAGAAGAGGAACATTCTCTATAAGCCAAGACCTTTTGCAATCTAATCCAGAAGGAGTAGTTGAGGTACTTAGGGATGTTCTTGTCGTAGCCGTTGAGAACGACTTTATGACTAGAAGTATGATATACAGGGGCTACTCAAACCGATTTGACTTACTTGGCCTTGCGGAATCTACACCAACTTATAATGTCCAAGTACAAGAAAGCAACGACGCAATAACCGTAACATGGCGTAGAGAAAAGGAATACTCTGAGCGAGATGTGAAATCGATGCTTGAAGAGATTAACAAAAAGATGAGTTTTCAGACTAATTATATCATTAGCACCGCTACTATCATGAATAGCGATACATTAGTCCTGAAACTTGGTGCATTACTACGTTGTGACGATATAGAAAGGCTGCGCAACGATCTACAATCCCAATGCCCCAACTTAAAGGTAATGATACTCCCCTATGCGGTTGATATCGCAAACGATACCCAATGAGTCAAGGCCAACTCAAACTATTCTACGGACGAAGCGCCTGGATCAAATGCCGCAAAGCTTTCTTTGCCTCTAAGTTCGGTCTCTGTGAGCAATGCGGATCCAAAGGCGAAGAAGTCCACCACAAGGACCCTATAACAGCATGGGACACCGTTAACAACCCTGAGAAGTGCTATAGCTGGAATAACCTCGAACTCCTATGCAGGAAGTGCCACGAACAAACTAGAGCTAGGCATGATGATGAGCTGAAGTTCGATGCTAATGGGGATATAGTTTGGGTGGAGAAGGTAGACGCAAAACAACTCTAATCATGCAGATTCACACGTATATAATATATGTGAGTTTGCATGATTTACTTAATCCAGAACCCTTAAAGTCGCTTATACCAAGGGTTTCAGCATTTTAGGTAGTCAAATTTTACAGGTACATAGAACGCCTTAAATGTACCCACGATTTTAGAGGTGATTCGATGATAAGGGCGACCGAAATAACAGATGACCATGGTAACGTTGTGAGCACAAAGAAGACATACTTCAAAGATATGTTCGACGAAGAAAAAGGTTATCTCTTTTGGAATAAAAGCAGTTTCGTCAAAACGTTTCAGGATGTAGAATTGCCAAACGAAATAACCAAGTCTGATATAGCTAATCTGTTTTTGTTAAGTAAGAAAGTTTACTCGACAACTAATATGATCGGCTACCGTGGCAATGGTGGCATAAAGGCAATGGACATACCGCAAATGGCAAACGTAATCCGAGATACCGAAAGACATACTGTTTTATTCCTTAATAGGATGGTTAAGAAAAGAATTATGGCTAAGATCGAGGTAAAGATTGGTGATGATGTAATCACTCAATGGTACTTCAATCCGATCTACTTCTTTTCGTCGAATAGATTGTCACTCAATCTCTACCTATTGTTTCAAAAGGATTTAGATAATTTCATCCCTGAATATGCGAAACAGAAGTTTAGGTTATTGAAGTCGAAGTGAGGTGCGGCATGAACCAGCAGATAGCAAACTTCTTTCTTGAGATTGCGTGGATACTTCTTATGGCATCTTGCGTTGCCTTTTCGTGGGCAATGATAATTTTCATAAATAGATCTAAGGAGAAGTGTAAAGCTAAAAACGAAGGCCAACTAATCCCAACTGTAGGCCACGGAAGCGTCAAAAACCCTAGAATTATGACATACGGCGACTGCCCAAGGTGTGGCAAGATTGAACTTTACATAAGCAGGAAGCTTGTTGGCAGACCGACTATTCACTGTCCTATTTGTGATAAGCGAGTAGAGATAGTGCAGGAATCGGAGGGTTGCAACTAATGCTAACCTTGGCATTTTGCATAATAACGATCACGTCTCTAACCTGTATTTGCTTCGGAATAGAGAAGTTAATAAAAGTCTTGAGCGAAAAGCGGAAAAAGGCAAATAGATACAAAAGACTTCCAGACGGTTGTTATCATGTTTTCGATAAACATCACCCACTTGACGGAATTGAAATCGTACTCGAAGAACTTAAGTTAGCAATAAAGAAGTTAGAGGAGGAACCCAAAATGTCCAACGTTAAAATTACATATAAGCCAGTGGATAAAGAAGGACAAGCGTCTAAATGGCTGGCATTTCTTTATAGTGGAGCTATTACCTTTAATGAGTGCATGGAACAAATAAACGCCATCTACAATGCCAATGATGAGGATGGCGAGATAGAAAATGTCGAGATAACTAAAGATGATATGACACTGAAGGTTGACCGTGGGTGCATTGACAGCGTTCGTGTTCAGATGCATGGCACGTACTACGTGCTTAATCAAAAATTAACCCCACAAGAAGCCCTCGAACTCGGACAAGCACTAATTAAAATGGGGGCAAGCAGTGAGCCCAGTGAAGAGAAACAAGCGAAGGGCTGTACCACTTGCAGAAATGTTGAGGAGGGGTGTTGCCGACAATATTACAAATGTACCAATCTCAATAAATGGGAGCCAATCGAAATAAAAGTAAAAGAAAAGTCATGTCAGAATTGTGCCGAAGCAATCGGCGAAAGTTGCGATGGGTTGAGGTGCTTTAAATACAGCAGATGGCGACCAATAACCTGCTATAATTGCAAGAGCAAAGAAGATAACGGCTTGAGTAGATGTCCTTTGTGCCGTGAACGAGACTTGTGGAAATCACCCAACGGAGGTAACTAATGCAAAACAAAATCACACTATCCCACGACGGCAAGGATAAAACGATCACACTCCCCGACTATGGAGAAGTCAAGATTGTCTGTCATGACGGAAAAGTTAAGACGGTAGAGACGACTGTTAAGGAGAAGATTTAACGACTCGAAAACGAGAGGATGATGATATTTGAGTTGTATTGGTTGTGAGTATAACACAATCTCAGAGGACGATCGCAAAACGTGGCGCGCTAAGTGTTTTTTCGAAAGCAAAAGAGGCAGGACGATTATATGGGCATCAACCACGTATGAAAGCTTCAGTGATGCCATGATAGGCAAAGTGGGAGAGAGCGGTAAGGCCAGAGTTATTAGCGAATTAGGGTTAATGACCAAGGCTCCTGCGTGGTGCAAATTCAAATCAACATTTAATTTAATAACATAACCTACCTGCAAAAGGCGGTTATCAATGCACTCCATAACGGAATGTGTTGGTAGCCGCCTTTTTTGGTTTTATACGGAGGCTAAAATATGGAACCAACAATCGAACTCAACCCCCTCGACGATCTCCTATCCCTAATCCAACCTGAACAACGCAACATAGCCCGCGACTTCATAGCTCAAATGGCAGACATAAACATTATCATCAAAAAGCTTAGTGCCAAAATAAACGGCGGCACAGCAAAGGCTAAAGACGTGACCATGTACTACTCCGGGACTAGGGCTTATGCTAATTTAGTGGATAAGCTACTTAAGATGTTACCTGATGCGAAAGGGGAGGAAACTAAAGATGACTTGCTCGAATTCCTCCAACGCTACGCTCAGTGAGCCTTTTGTTAACTACATCACAGAATACAACGATAAAATCCAATCAGGCGAAATAGTAGCATGTATTTATGTTAAGAAAGCCTATGAAAAGATAGTCGATGACTTGAGCAATCCAGGCGAGTACCACTTCGATATTAAGAAGGGCACTAAGCCGATTGACTTCGTTGAAACGTTATGCAAGCAGAGTAAAGGGAAGTGGATAGGGAAGCCATTTGTGCTGGATTTGTGGGAAAAGGCAATGCTCCAATTGGTTTATGGGTTTGTTAATTCAGAAGGTCTTAGGAAATATACAGAAGTATTACTACTAGTTGGTCGCAAGAACGGTAAGAGTAGTCTGGCGGCAGCGCTTGGATTGTATGGGCTTGTCGGGGATGGCGAAGGCGGCAGTGAGGTTTACAGCGTAGCCACGAAGCTCGATCAGTCAAAAATCATCTTTGCGGAAGCAACGAACATCGTCAGGCAATCAACCTCTCTTCAAAAGCACATCAAAAAGCGTCGAACTGACCTAAGCTTCCCCGCGACATTTAGTAAGTTTGAGCCATTATCCAGTGATGGAAATAGTCTAGACGGATTGAATACACACGTTTGTCTTATGGACGAATTACATGGAATGCGTACAAGAGAACTCTATGACGTAATGAAACAGTCTTTCGGCACTAGGGATCAACCGTTAATGTGGTGCATAACGACTGCCGGATTCATTCGTGAGAGTATCTTTGACTTCCAGTTCGAATATGCGGTTAATGTAATAAACGGGATAGAGGGTTACGAGGACGAACATTTTCTACCTTTGCTTTATATACTGGACAAGGATGACGATTTCAAGAATGAATCAGTTTGGGTAAAGGCGAACCCTGGGCTTGGAACTATTAAAGTTGTCAAAACGCTGAGGGAAAACGTTAGGAAAGCGGCGGTTGACCGAACTTTTAAGAATACTGTCTTGACTAAAGACTTTAACGTCATTGGTACGCTGAGTAATGCGTTCCTTGAATACAGTACAATTCGGAATGAGGAAACATTTGAGCTTGAAGAAATCAAAGGACTTTACTGTGTCGGAGGGGTTGATCTTAGTAGCACGACTGACTTAACGAGCGCGACGTTATTATTTCCGAGGCTAGAAAATAAATTCCTCTGCCACCAAATGTATTGGATGCCATCCGAAACGTTCATTAACGCACCACCTGCCAAGCAAGTTGTTTATCAGGCTTGGATAGATCGCGGATTACTCACGCTGACACCGGGAAATAGAGTTGATTATTCATATGTAACAAGTTGGTTCGTGGATATGCGTGATGATTATAACTTGTATATCCAAACCATAGGATATGATTTTTGGAATTCCGAATACTGGATTAAGGAAATGGAAAATGAGGGCTTTGGGAGTGCGATGGTCAAGGAGGATGCCAAGGTTATTCAAGGTGGGAAGACGTTAAATAGGCCGTTGAAAGACATGGGTGCAGACTTTGGAATGAAGAGAATTAACTACAATAAAAACCCAATGCTCGAATTTTGCTTGTGCAATTTAGCTGTCGAAACTGACCGAAACGCTAATATAACCCCAGTTAAGGTCAAGTCAAAAGGATTCATTGATGGGGCACTTAGTCTCCTGGATGCGTATACGGTTTACTTGAGGAAAAAAGAGATATTCGACAGTTTAATTTAACACCACTCATATAGAGTGATTTTTTTATGCCCAAATTAAAAGGAAGTAGGTAGATAATAATGGACTATGTAAAAATCATTCAAGGACAAATCGAGCACCTTCAAAAAATTCAGGAATTAGGTAAGGTGAGTGGCGAAGCTGCTTGCGATATAGCAAAAACGATACTTCTACTTTGCCAGCAAATCACTAGCGTTCCAACTTCAAAGAAAACTCCAATTTGTAACTAGCTCACAGCCAGCGTGACTATGCATGAAAGGAGGTGGTTCACATCTAATGATCAAAGAAATACGTTCCATGTTCTCCGGCATGTTCCCCAAGAAAACCCAACCCCAGCAACAGCAATCCCCCCCAGTATTCGGTCAATTCAGAACGCTCAACGGGTATCTCCCGGTCGCCTCAAATACCAACGGCTCAATCTATTACAACTACCTTATGCGCATGTGTCTAAGAGCCATAGCGACGCATGTAGCAAAGGCAGACGTGAAGCATATTCGATATGTAACCAGCACAAGGGCAGACGGTAGCACGGCTACTGATACAATCCCTCAGAATAGCAACATAGCCAACCTCCTGAGCGGCCAACCCAACCCTTACATGAACTCATCGGAGTTCCTTTTTAAATTAACGACAAACCTCCTTATCCATAACAACGGCTGGGTATACCTCAAGGAGGACGAAAACCCCGGCCCTAGTATGGGTAATACGTTAGGTTTCTACCCTCTCAATTCATCGTTCGTAACCTACATGGAATCGAAGGAAGTCATAACTGACGACGAAACAGGAAACTTATTCGTCAAATTCAACTTCCGAGGCGGGGAAGAAATCATAGTTCCATATGAGCAGATTATCCATATCAAGCGTGATTATTTCGAAAATGATCTCATGGGAAGCTACAACGACCAAGCAATACGCCCACTCACAGAGTTGGTTAATACCGTCCACAACGGCATTATTAAGGCAGTTGAAAATGCCCCTGCAAATATTCGTGGTAGCTTGAAATTCCCGGGTGTTCTAAAAGTCTCGGATTTAAAGGCTAAGGCAAATGAGTTATTAAGTAAGTTTTTTGACATTAACAACAATGGTGGGATTATTGTCACGGACGATTCTATGGGGGAATTCAAGCCGATTGACGGTAAAGCGGTCTTGCTGGACGCACCTCAGATGGAAGCCATACAACGTCAAGTATTTGGGTACTACAATGTCAATGCAAAATTCGTTTTCTCCGAATACAACGAATCTGAGTTCAACGCTGTGTTTAACTCTGTTATATCACCAATCCTGAAACAGTATTCTGAAGCATTTACCTATAAGGTATTCACTGACAGGCAAAGAGGGTTTGGAAACAAGATTATTTTTACAGCTAACCGTATTGAGCACACAAGCGACTTGACCAAAACGCAAATTCTCCAATATGCAGGACCGTTGGGGATCTTCTCAATAAATGAGTACAGGGAATTGTTTGGTTATGCTCCTCAAGTTGGCGGCGAACGCACAGTAGAATCCCTAAACTTCGTGGATGTGAATATCAAAAACGACTACCAACTTAATATGTCAAAAACAGCAAAGCAACCTCCTGCACCAAATAACGATGATGGCAAAACAAAAGAACCTATTGTAGATGAAAACGGGGGTGGCGAAGGTGCTAAAGAATAAACATCCGCTTAATCAGCCACGCGAACCCTCTAACCTCACAAGACTAAATAAATCAGAAAGGTGGTGAGCACGTGAAAAAGAAACTAGATTCCGAAGGAAAATGTATCCTGGCACTTGACGATGAGGGAAACCAAATTCTTGACGATGATGGTAATCCGATGGTGCAGGATGAAGATGGTAATCCCATGGTTGATGATGATCCCGAAGAAGATGATCCCGAGGTTGACAGTAAACGCTCCAAGGTGGATAAGATCGAATACAGGGCCGTAGAGGTTCGGGCAAGCCTATTAGGTGGCACTGATGATCAACCAGCGCAAAAGGTACTTGAGGGACGTCCTATCGTGTTTGATACCACAACCCCTTTATTTATAGATTGGCGGGGCGATCAATGGTACGAACGGATTGACCATAATGCGCTTGAGGGCGTTGACCTGTCTAATGTGGTCCTGAAATACAATCACAGCATGCACGTTCCGCCTTTAGCCTCCACAAAAGGAGGTTCGCTTGATCTTACAGTAGACGCTAAAGGCATGGGAGTAGTCGCTAGGCTTGCTAATACGACACAAGCTAGTGATATTCACGAACTTGTCAGGAGTGGCAATCTAGATAAAATGTCCTTCGCTTTCAGTACCGAGAGTGATAACTGGGATGAAAAAACCAAGACACGGACTATCTATAAATTTGACAAGATTTATGACGTATCCGTGGTTGACTTCCCAGCATACGAGGATACCAGCGTCAGTGCTCGAAGCCGTCTGAAAAGTGAGCAAGAGCAACGGCACAAAGAGCTTCACCGTAAGGATATGGAAACAAAGGCTAAAGAAGCCAAGCGTCTTGCTGACGAAGAAGCTCGCGCACTAGCTCAAAAGGAGCAGGAAACCAAAGACCTGCAAACAAAAGCTGAAGAACAGCGTAAGCGTCAAATTCTCAAGATAAGAACTATGCTCTAAAACACCTTGAAATAAGGTGTTTTTATTTTTGCAAAAAGAAGGGATGAAATAAATGTTAAAACGTCTTAAAGAAATCGAAGCCCGCATGGATGAAATCGGAGCAGTAATCGACCAAGGTGCCGAAATGGATGTGGCTGTCGTTTCCAAAGAGGTAGAGGATTTACGCGAAGAAAAACGCGGCATTCTTGCCAAGATTGAGCTTCGCAATAAAGTCCAGAACAAGCAAGTTCCGGTTATCCCTGTCGTCGAAAGCCGTGCAGCCGGTGGCCTTACTACTGCTGAAGCTAAAATGTACGAAACTCGTGCTACTAAAGAGTATCGCAATGCGTTCTTCAGCATGCTCAAGTACGGTGCTCAAGACTTAAATGACGAAGAACGCTCCTTGCTCAATGCCGGTAATGCCATTGGCAACAATCGTAATATTAAGGAGCTACGTTTCACTTCTGGATCGTCCAGCGCCGGTGGAGCTATTCCGCAAATTACCCTCGACCTCGTTGTGCAAAAGATGCTCATCGTTTCTGCTGTTTATCCCTTTGTTAGCAAAACAAATGTCAAGGGAAATCTCAAGATCGCCGTTGAAAACATTTTCGGGGATGCTGCATGGACCGGAGAAGGAACAATGGTCATGGCTCCGGGAGCACAAGGGACTGATACCTTGGGTTATCTCTCTCTCATGGCTTGGGACCTCATCAAAATGGTTCAAGTATCCCGCGTAGTTGAACAACTCTCCATCGATGCCTTTGAAGCGTATATCGTGGACAAACTCTTTAAAAAGCTCATGATCGCTGTCGAAAATGCGTTACTGAACGGCCTTGGTCAGTCCAGTTCGCAGCCTATGGGTATCCTCAATGCAGTTTCTTGGATTAGTTCCGGTGGTGCTGGCTCAGGTCAAAACCAATATGTATATGGCAAGAGTGGTCAAGGAATCGCAGGATTAAGCTACGATACATTCACCGGCACTAAAGCCTTACTCAAGGCCCCTTATCATCCTGGCGCGTTCTGGGTAATGTCCAGTAACACCCTCTACTCTGGCGTATGCGCTATTAAGGATGCCGTAGGTCGTCCGATCTTCCTTGAAAATCCACAATGGGGGTTAAGCACCGCGCTCGGCGAGCAAGTTGATTATCAGAAAACGGCCATCGTTGGACGATTGCTCGGTAATCCTGTCATCATGTCGCCTTATATCGCTGACGGCGTGATTCTCTTTGGAGACTTAAGCTTCTACCACTTCAATATGTCTGCTGATGTTTTGATTGAAAAATCGTATGAATGGGGATTCGGCTCCAATGATGTCTACTATAAAGGTTGGTTATTGGGAGATGGCGGCGTATCTCAGACTGAGGCGTTTGTCGAGGCTACTCCACACGCTTAATCTATAAGGCTCTCTTCTCTAATCAGAGGAGGGCCTTTCCCATTACGAAAGAATGAGGTGATCCAATGTCAACTGCTCCATTCAACCCCTTTATGGGCGAAGTAATTCAGACCAATGTTGCGGGCACAAATTGCCTATGGCTCCAAAAGGTGGACTATCAGATATCGCCGATTGCCGCAAGTAACGTTTACGTGCTTGCAAATACAGCGCTCACGGCAGCTATCCAAACAATTACGACAGGCATCACAAGCCCTGATGTTCCTCGCAATCACGTTGTTAAGGGCGCAATATCCACCAGTACAGGCAACGTTGTTATCACAGGCACAGACATTGGCGGCAACGTCATAACGAGTACAGTCGCGCTTAACGGAACTACTGTTGTAGTCGGGACCAAAGCTTTTGTCACCATTACACAAATTGTCTTGCCAGTCTCTTCTGGAGCGGGTGATGGCGTGAGTGTAGGTATAGGATCGGTGCTTGGACTGCCTTATACCTTTGCCAAGAATATGGTGAGCAAGGCGTATAACAACAACGTGCTCGAAACAACTACTCCTACCACAACGTTTGATTCGGTTAACCTCTGCAACAACACGGTCACGCTAGCATCGGCGTTGGCAGGTAACCTACTAGACATTATGCTTGACGTTCCAGGCTAATAAGGAGGGGTCTTTGTGGCACTCCAAACTCTTAACTGCACAAACCACAGAGGCGAGTTAACCAGCGCTACAAGCGTTATTCTCGCCTCTTCTGACGGCTCCTATGGCGTTATCAATCTCGCCACGGGAGCTGTTGTTGTTCCCGTCAATACGCCAGTTGCAAATTATGTGACTGGCGTTTATCAGTATGACGTTTCTGCTCTGATAACTGGCACGCAGTATCAAATATCATGGCAAATAACACATGGTGGCACAACACAATATGCGACGAATATTTTTACCGTTGGCACCGGACCGCAGCTAAATGACATTAAGCCTTATCTTAGGCTCGATCCATCGAATACTTCATTTGATCCAGAAGTGCAGGACCTTATCAATGCTGCTCAAGCGGATTTGGTTAAAGCAGGGGTTGCTCAAGACGTACTCGACAGTGGCGATCCCCTAGTCAGACGGGCCATCTCAACGTACTGTAAGGCTAATTTTGGTTATGATCCAGATAATCAGCCCTTCATGACGGAATCCTACACTAAGATGAAAATAGCTCTCATGAACATTACTGACTATCAACCATTGACGGTAGAACTGAGGCATTGCCGTTATGAGATATGACCGGATTCACTCCATCACTCTGCAAAATAGAGCTAGTGGACAGGATTTAGTAGGCAGCGAAGTCAATGCGTTTGTCGATGTCATCACGTTTGGATTTGTGGCATACGTGCCAAACACTGGCAGGATGTATCAAGGGGCATCAAGCATGCACACTGAGACGGAATGTGAATTTCAGTTGTATTACAGTCCGATTCCCCAATCCAACATGTACGTGTTGTTTAACGGAGTGAGGTATCTTATTCAGACTGTCCTTAATGTCGGCGGATTGAATAGGGAAATGAGAATTCTCTGTAAGTTAGAAACGTAGGTGAAGCAATGAACCAATCCTTCGAAACTGGGTTGTTCGCTTTCATGAAAGTTAACCCAACCATCACGGATTTCATCTACACGGATAGTAACGGTAATCAAAAGTACCAACTTTACTATATCGGAGTTTTTGATCCTCCTGGTATACCGTATGCAACATTCAACCGCGTGGGGCGCTCTCATGAAATGGATTTAGTGGGTAATATCGCTCAATTCATAAGTACCTATCGCCTTGAGATTTACCACAATGCCGGATGGTTATTACTTGACCTTCAGCAACGAATCCGAGATTTCTTAGAATCGCTTGTATTCCAGTATGTAGGTGGGCAGTACATCCAAAAAATCGAAGTCGAGGACGATTATCACGAGTTAATACCCAAAATCGAAGAGGTTAGGGTGAGACTTTACAAAGGCGTGCTCGACATCACAGTAACGCACAACCCTAGCCAAAATCAAAACTAAGAAAGGGCGATGAATTTGTCTAATATTAGCTCTGGCATAGGAGCAACGCTTACCATCGGCGCAACCAACATCGGTGGATTAACCAAGTTATCCACTCCGCAGATGAAGCGCACCGCCATTGACGTAACGACCCTATCCAGTCCGAACGGGTTCAAGCAGATCATGGCCGGACTTGCAGACGCTGGAACATTTGGCGTTGAAGGTCTTTTTGATACAGCAGATGCCGGGCAAATGACACTGAATGCAAACTTTATTGCTAGTGAAATGGCCTTATGCACGATTACTTTCCCGTCAATCGTAGGAGCGAGTTGGTCTGCAACATGCATGATAAGCGACCTGCAAATGGGTGGAGATTTGGACGTAACAAAGGCGGCAACATTCAAGTGTACGCTGACGATAAACGGCGAACCTTCGTTTGCTACCGTCCCTGCTCCTGCGCTAACAGGACTAACAGCGTCCGGCACAAGTGGCACGTTCTCGCCAAGTTTTAGCGGCTCCACAATGTCATATGGATATGATTTCATTACATCAACGTCGATTGCATTTACACCAACAGCCTCAGAATCGTTGCAATGCACATTGTACGTCGATGGAGTTATCCAAGGTGCTGCATTTACAGTAGGTACAGCATCCCCGGCTATTGCATTTTCAACGGCTGGATCACATTTAGTTTCGCTGGTCATTTCGGGTGCAGGCTACTCTTCGCAAACGTATACCATCACCGCTGTACGTACGACTTAACAGAGGGGCTTGAAACCCCCTCTTCCCTTACATAAAATAAAATGGAGGAATTTAAAATGAGTGCCCAAACTGACATGGCCGCAAAGCTCGCAGCAGATGTAAATGAGCTATTCGATGCACTTGTTGATATAAGGTCAAGACTGGACCAGTTAATTGCTAGTCAGTCCAAAGTGGCGGCATTGGTAAGTAATGTAACTGCCGACATTGCGCCAGAACAAACGAAAATAGGAGGAAAGCAATAATGTTACCAGTAATTTACACACTCGACCAAGATAGAACACTCAGATTAGGTATGAAGGGAATCGCTAAGCTTGAAAAAGTATTTGACCTCAATGTTGATAAATGGAATCTGAAAGAGCTATCCTTCCAGCAGGTCGGGGAAATCCTTGCTGAATCACTTAAACGCGAGCTGCCGGAAATTACTGCCGATAAAGCTATGGATTTAGTTGATGATTACAGCGATCCTAATGCTGCTATCAAGAAAGTATTTGAGTGTATCGCGGCGACATTCCCAAAAAACGAACAACCGGCGGTGGAGAAACCAGTAACGCCGGAACCAGCACCGGAAACTCCGCAGACGATCCTGCAATAGGTTGGGACTGGGAAGTTGTCTATAAAAACGCTATACGAGCAGGAATAAGACCTGATGAGTTTTGGGACTTAACTCCTGTTGAATACAACCTTATTATTGAGGCATATCAAGAAAAGCAAAAAACAGAGTTTTACCGTGACATTCGGAATGACTACTACACAGGGGTTTTTGCTCAAGCGTCCAAGCCGCAAGAGTTTTATGACAGTATCATAGAGGGTATTGACAAAAAACCTCAGACTGGCGAAGAGATATTCAACCTTCTCAAGCAAAAAACCGAAATGCTGAACGGTAGTCGACCTATAATCATTGGCTCGAACTTTAGTATCCCTTTGAAACTCACACCGTCTTTTGATGTTGGCATTTTTAGTTACTTCTACAAAATGCAAAATGATAGCGAGAAACTATTTCAGCCTGACGTAGCGTTGTCGATAGACGGAACGTTATTGAAGCCTAAAGACGGGACATACGCGATCAGACCGGGAATTATGAAGATTAAGTATTGCGGGCAGGTTTATACAATTGTGGCGTTGAGGAGCGGGGTCTAGGCCCTGCTCTTGCCTGTATATTGGAGAGTAATTGGCGGGTTATTGTCTAATGCGCAGGAATGGGAAGGAGGGGTGAATATGAGCGATTACGAGCCAACTATTGACGGAATCGACGAACTTACAGCTAAATTTGAAGAACTCGGCAATGTCTCACAATCTCTTATCACTAAGGCTGCTAAATCAGGTGCAAGTATGGCTATGAATTATGCCTTGGCAAATCTTGTGCCTATCAACCAGCAAGGGGTAGATTTCCTTGGCAGATACGGCAGAACCGAACAGCACATAAGCGGAACATTAAAAAAAGCAATGGCGCTCAAGATAGAAAAAACTCCACAAGGGAAAACGGTGTATAGGATAAAGACAACGTGGTATGCCAGATTCTTCGACCTTGGATTCACGAGCTACAAGGGACCGAGGAGAGTTATACCACGCAAGGGAACTGCTGAACGCGAGGTAGGAATAGCAAATGGTAGTCTGACCGAACGGGAGGGAACGCACTTCCTTCAAAAAGCATTACCCGAACATTTTGAAGAGATAAAGCAGACTATGCTTGGCGAAATAGGAAGCGGCCTTAATAAGGCTATAGCATCAATGACGGTAGGGGGTGATTAAATGGCAGATAATGTAGTCGGAAATATAGTTGCTCGCGTTGGGGCAGATTCTTCGCAACTCCAAACAACCCTAAAAGGCGCACAACAATCCATACTAACATTTAAAAACGAGGCACTCGTTGGCCTAAAAGGAATAGCTATTCCAAAAATGAATACAGATTCGCTTGTTGCTTCAATAGCCGCTGGCCAACGGACAATCGCCGACTTTACTATGCAATCCGGCGAGAATTTACAAGAATTTCAACAACGAGTAAGGCAGACCTTTGCTGATGCTGGCGTGGATATTGGGGTGTACGAAAAAGTCCTACAAAACGCTTCTGATGTCCATGTTGAGTTCGCCAAGGGTGCAGTTAAGAGCTTTACAGCCTCAGCAGATGCGGCAGAAGCGTACACCTCAGCAACAATGACAAAATTCAACAATCTCAAGACAACTTTATCAGAAGCATTTGCCGTGATTGGTGATTCAAGTACAGGCATGGCAATGAAGTTATCAGCAGCTGGCGACATAATTAACACCGCGCTACCTGAATTATTTGCGCTTGGATTAGCAGTTATGTTCATCGACAAAATATATAACGCTGGCAAAGCCATTACTAATTATGCAGCCACTACCCAAGATGCACAGCGACAATTCTCTGCCGCCATGGGTTCAATGGGTGACGATGCAGAAGTGTTCACCAAGAAACTCAGTGATTCTTACGGTGTAGACGAGCAGACACTCAAGGGTATGATGGGCAAGGAATATATGAACGCCAGTATGCAGGGCTTCGACCCCAAGCAAGCGGAGGACATGTCTGAGCACATTACGCAATTATCATATGACTTAGGCAAGCTTCGCGGAGTTGATCCGTCAGAAGTGTTCCAGTCGTTACAGATGGGCATGGAAGGACAAACGAGGGGCTTGAAAAGTCTAGGCATTGAAATAACCGCTACTGACCTTAAGAATCGTGCCTTAAGCGAAGGTGTTATTAAACAAGGCCAGACTATGACGGACGCACAAACTGCGTTAATGGCCTATCAAGCTATTATGGCAAAGACTGGCGACGCGACTGGTTATTACGGCACTCAAGCGGATACTCTCTCGAATAGACAGGCTAAACTTAATGCAGACTGGGAGCAAATGAAGCGTAATTTGTCCGATGCTTTGATTCCGGCATTAACTGAGCTGGAAAAGGTTGGCGCAGACGTTGGAGAAGTATTTATAACGATAGGTGACGACTTAGCCGTTGCTATTCGTTATATTACCGCTTTTGTGGGGGATGTTCGCACTGTATTCGAGGATTTAGTCTCAGGAGATTTTAGCAATATCGGGCAGCAATGGGCCGCTAACTGGTCGAACGCCTTTAGTAATACAGGCACGGCAGCAGATGGGGCAGCAAAGTCTACTGATGGACTTGGCACATCGACGGATGGACTGAATGATAAGCAAAAAGCACTAGGCAAGACGCTGAACGCGAATGTCATGAGCTTCGACCAATTGCATAATATCACGAAGGATACAGGCTCGGGTAATAGCTCAGGTGGCGCAGGAGGCTCGGGTGGCACACCAACACCTCCGGTTGTGCCATCGGGGTTGGCTAATTCGTTGAGTGGGTTGGGGAATGATAAGAATAAAGGATTAGTGATACCCGTTATGTTTGGGCCGATGCCGCCGCCTCCGACCCCTCCCACATCGGCCCCATTTATGATACCTTGCCACATACAGGATCAAACTGAGCCGGTATTCAGTCAGATCCAAGATAAGGTTAGATCATTTGCTCCTAGCTTGGTTAACGTGGACGTTGCGCTGACTGATGATATTAGTTCGGCTTTAGATGCAATTGGAAATAAAGTATCTGATTGGAAAGCTGATTTAATCGCAGATATGAGTGCGGTCGAAAAATCCATATCAAATTGGGAATCAAGCGCAGCGAGTGCATTTGGACAAGTTGGAGAGGTTATTTCAGGATGGGAAACCGCAGCAGAAAAAGAATTTAGCGCCATAAATAATTCGATATCCGCGTGGGAAACTGGCGCTGTAAAAGCTTTTGAATCCGTCGGAAACTCTATCTCCGGCTGGGAAGGTGCCGCCTCGTTGGCGCTCGGCGCGTTCGCAGCAACTTTAGAAAAAGATTTCAATTCGGGTTTCGATTCCGCAGCACAAGCTATCCACTCGTGGGAAACATCGGCAACCTCTGATTTCTCGACCTTTGCGAATAGCGCGAGCTCAGCCATGTCATTGTTCGGAACAGAATTCCAAAACGCGTGGAACGCTACCCTTGGTGCAACTGAATCCATGGTATCAACTTGGGCGGTGAAGGTTGAGCAATCATTTTCCTCCGCTGTCAGCAGTGCGATGTCATCTATAGCATCCTTAGCGAGTGCGGCAGGTCAAACAATATCAAACGTTGGTACAGGGATAGGGAATTGGGCCAGCAATAATAAAGGTGTCTTGGCCGCGGCTGGACTAGCTGGGCTAACTGTCGCGACTGGTGGAACAGACTTGATTGCAGGAGGAATTGCGGCAGCCGGAACGGCATTGGCTGGCGTTGGTGCTAGTATTGCTTCGTCGGCAATTCCTGCGCTTGCATCAGGTGGAGTTGTGACCGCACCGCAATTAGCAATGATTGGGGAGGCTGGCCCCGAAGCAGTAATACCTCTCGGGCAACTTGGAAGCATAATTAGTAGCAACTCCAATCCTAGTACATCAGGGAGCGGTGGTAATTCTGGTCAATCGCAAATGATGCAAGTTAACGTGAGTATCGACGGGCGCACGTTTGCGAGAATCATAAGACCCTATACGGTGAATGAGAATGATAGAATTTCGACGAATCAGGGTTACGATTCGAGTTTTAACTATCCAAAGTAGCAATAAAATAACCTCAGTCCGCTAAATTAACGAATTGAGGTTATTTTTATCAAGTGTTAGATTGTGGGGCCATCTCTATTATATATGCGTTTATTTCTGGAATCGTTATGTCAACCTTCATTGCTGATGTGTATGTTTTTCGACCCGTAACGGATCCCCATATATTCACGATGTCTTTTTCGAGGAAGCGTTTCTCTCCTTGCTTGTAAGTGTAATCTACCCATACTGTGTCTTTATAAATTCCGTATTGACCTTTAGTCATATTTACCCGCATTATGATTTGATTATTAGGCCCTTCTTCGATTTGTATCACTTGGCCTGTGAGTATTGTTTTTTTACCAACGTAATCTTCAGTCTGGCGGGCTATGTCGTCATAAGGAATAGTAATACTTTGGGTTTTGAAATCGGCGGGACTTAACGTAGCGACTTGTTTTGTAACAGGAACGTTATTAGTCGTCGAGCTAGGAAGATGGCAAGCAACAAGTATGACCATAACAACGAAGATAAGGAGTATGGCAACCACTAACCATTTAATAATTGATACTACCTTACTTCCGATCGAGTTATTCTTAAAATACCGTTTATATTCTCTCTTAGCAATAGGCCTTGCTTTAGTATTTGTATCCAATAGCCAATGCCCACACTTAAGGCAGTAATTCGTTGACAACGGGTTTGGCGTATCGCAAATAGGGCAAACGTAACCTACTATTTCATCATTCATAGCTTTCCTCCAACTTCTAATATTTCCCTCATCATACAGCTATGGACAAGGTTATGTAAAGAGTTTTATTTGCATAATTTACCTTGACCATGTCGTATGCTGTCGTGTATAATATACATGTAGGTATATGAAAGGGTGTGAGAGGTGGATAAGGAATTTATCTCGGTTGACAAGTTATGCGAATGGCTTGAGATTAGCAGAAGAACAAGTGAGCGATGGCGAAAAGCCGGTATGCCTTTCATTAAGCAAGGAAACATCATTAGATTTGACAAGGATGCTGTCTCAGAATGGCTCAAAACTAAAGAAAGACAAAATTAAAGGAAGATTCGCTCTCCGACCAAGAACAACGAATCTTCCAAACAACTAAAACCAACCTTAATAAAGGCTTACTTTGTTACAAGTATAACAGAATGAATGCTCTTTTATCAAGTGTTGGCAAATAAAGGAGCGAAAAGAAAGTGAATAATTTAATAATCAAAGAATTTAACGGAACCAAAGTTCACACCTTTATCTGGAATGGAAAACCATGCTGGATAGCTAGTGAAGTTGTATCATTACTCGATTATGCAGACGCTTCGAAAACTATTCAAGATTGCATCAGCGCAGAGGAATTCGAACTAGGTGTCGAGTATGATGTATTGAGAGGCGAGGTCCTTAAGTCTTTCAAGGAAATGGTAAAAAGTGCTACTACTTCTATGGTAGTACCAAACAAAACAACCCAATTAACCATATTCTACGAAGACGGCCTCTATGGTTTCCTCCAATACACCGACAAGCCTATGGGTATTCAATTCAGAAAATGGATACGCCGTGATGTTCTACCTGAAATACGTCAAACTGGCGCATATGTGGCGGACAAGTCTAAACTAATCGAAATGACAGAATACCAAAAGAGCGCATCAAAAACCAGAGAGGCAAACGCTAGAGCTCGCGAAGCCGCTATTCTTCTGAAAATAGCTGGGGGATATGACGGAACATATAGACAAGTTCTAGAAAGCCATGCGACTAAAATTATCACAGGTGAATTCCTGCTACCGTTGCCCGAAGCTGGCATGAAAACATTTTCAGCAACAGACATAGGTAAGGAGTTAGGGATAAGCGCCAACATGGTTGGGATACTCGCGAATAGACATGGCCTTAAAACTGAGGAATACGGAAAGTTATTCCATGATAAATCAAGGAGTAGCAGTAAGGAGGTGGAAACTTTTAGATATTACGAAAACGTTATACCTGTACTTAGGAATTTGAACACATCGAGCGTTACTGGATAGGCTGGATTCCTTCAAGGACTTTGGTGTAATCCAAAAAAGTTCAACCGCTGTCATGGCGGTTTTTCTTATACCTAAAATGAAAGGATGTGATGCCGTGGCAACTATAACCGTTAATGGAACAAACGTACCGGAGGCGTCTAAGATCACAAACTCAATTTATATGATTGGCGACAGCAAACGCAACGCAGCAGGCACAATGAACCTCCAGTACATCGCCAACAAACGCAAGTACACCGTCGAATGGGGCACAATGACAGCGGCCCAACTCTCATCCATGATCGCGCTCGTAAAATCCAGCACTCCCCAATTCACCGCAACGATCCTTGACCCAGGTGTAAGTGGAGGAAG